GATCTAACCGGGGCTGCGGTCGAGAGCTTCCGCAACGTCTTCGCCGAGGCTGGAAACAACATGCTGTCGCTGATGAACGGCGGCGGTGGCGGCTCGCCGCGACAGATCAAGTGAGGCGATAATGGTCGCGATTGATTTTCCCGCCGCTCCAGTCCTTGGTCAGGAGTTCATTGCGGCCGGCATCCGGTATGCGTGGAATGGCTACGGCTGGGTGGTTGTCCCTGCCTCCGCCGATTCAGCCGAAGCCTTCGTGCTGACCACCGGCGACACCATGACCGGTGACCTGATTATCCACAAAGGCAACCCGGCATTTACACTGAACAAGAATGCCGCGGGCGAGCGCAACTCACTGCGCGGACAGACCAATGGTGTCGATCGCTGGCGCGTTCAACTGGGCGATATCACGGCGGAAGCGGGCGGGCATTCCGGCTCGGATTTTGTTGTCGAGGCTTATAACGACAGCGGTGTGTTGAGCAGCACGCCTATTCGAATTGACCGGTTGACAGGGCTGGCCAAAGTCGTCGCCGATCCGCTGGTGCCGCTGGGCGTCGCTACCAAACAGTACGTTGATGCCAAGCCGTCCACGCCGATCTCGACGCTGGCAGAGGCTCGCGCCGGCATCATCGATACCAAGGCCGTTTCGCCTTACGGGCATCGCTACTCGCATTCGCCAGCGTTTCAGGCCGTCAGCGGGCCGATGGGTATATCGCCGAACACGTACACGGCGGTCACCACCTTCGGAGAATCGCTCGATACCGACAACTGCTTCAACGGCGTCAGCTTCCGCCCCAACGTCGCCGGCTGGTACGACATCGGCGGCACGATCAACATGCCGACGCTCGGCGTCAACTATTGCTCGGTGATTCTGTGGGTCAATGCCGGCGGCACCTACTACGGCACGCAGACTTCGCAAGGCTCGGTTCAGACCATCATGATGCAGGCGCGCGGTGTGCTGCATTTTAACGGCACCTCCGACTACGTCGAACTCGTTGGACTATCGGACCATCCGGTTGGCCGCTTCAATGCTGCGCACTTCTGGGGATACAGGTTGTTTGCATGACATATTTCTGCATCGGCGCTTGGCACAAGAACGATGGGACGATCGCGACGCACCAGGCCGCCACCATGGTGTGGCCGAAAACGCTCGAGCCGGCACTCCGTGACGCACCGTCCGCGCAGGTCCAGCCCGTCAATTCGATGCTGCTGTGTCTCGCCTGCCAACGCATGCTGACCGATCCAAAGCCAGATCCAAAAGCAACCGAACTGCAACGGCAGATGAACCCGATGCTGCCGACAGGAGACGATCGCGCGATGGACTACGAGCATGCGCGCTGGTGCTTCCTGTCGATACAGGATGATTTTACGGCGAGTACGACCGGACCGCCGCCGCCAGCGGATGAAACGAATAGCGATGAAGCGAGGGAAGTCCGATGACTGCAATGCATCCGGATTCTGGCGTGCCGTGGACTGACGCCAAGAACAGCATTCCCAGCGACGTCGAGCAGTCACTACAGAACTGTAACGAGTTATGGTACTCGACCTCGCGCTGTCAGCCGCGGTTTGATCCAGCCGCGGCGAATGCTGTGCTCGCCGAGTTGGTCAACACGATCAACAAGGCGGAGATGGTCTATGACTGCAGCAAGCTCGACCAGATTGAGCATGCGGTTCGCTATTTGATCCAGCGCGGCATCCCGCGCGGCGGTGCCCTGGCGGGCGGGAGTCAATCGTATACGCTGGCGCTCGATCCGCCGGCGACTCGTTACAACAATTGGATGACGCTGACGGTCATACCGAACGTCGATAACGGCGGCTATGTCCGGCTGGACGTCAACGGTCTTGGTCTTCGCCCAGTTCTCCGCAATGACGCGCAAGAGTTGAGGGCCGGTGATTGGCTGGCCAATGTCCCAGTCATAATCGCACACTGGAACAACGCTTGGTACGTCATCGGCCCGGTCGCTTCGCAGTTCGGATTCCCGCAGCAGGCACGTTTCGAGACGCCTGGAAACTACACCTGGGTCGTGCCACCCGGCGTGCATTCGATCATGGCTGAAGTCTATGGCGGAGGCGGCGCTGGTGGCACCGCGATGGTCACCTACAACGGTGGTGCGGGCGGCGGCGGTTCTGGCTACGCACGCGAATATATCGCGACCACTCCAGGGTCAGCACTGGTTGTCACCGTCGCCGCGGGCGGGCTCTCTGGTCCTGCTGGTTCGGTGACCAACGGCGGCAGCGGCGGCACAAGCTATTTTGCCAGCACCATCATGGCGACCGGCGGCGGTGGAGGCATGGCTGGCTCTGTTGAGTACCCAGGCACGCCTGAACTGTCGATCCCAGGCATGGGCTACGGCGGCGACATCAATCTGCAAGGCGCCTACGGCTCGTCCGGCGCATCGGGCACCAATCTCACCGGCGGCTACACCGGTTACGGCGGCCTCGGCGGCATGTCGCCCGGGCCCGAGGGCGGAGCAGGCGGCGGCATGTCGACTGGTTCGTCGATGCCAGGTGTCGGGTTCGGCGCTGGTGGCTCGGGCGGTGGTTCAGCTGCCGGCATCAACTCTCCGGGCGGCAACGGCCACGACGGCGCTGTCATCATCAGCTACTTCGGATAGGTGCGAATTATGCGAGTCATCATCGAACGTGGCATCGTCAAGGACATCGTCGACGGCGCGGCGCTGCCAGACCCGTTGCCGGCTGGACTTGTCGTCGTCGACGCTCCGCCCAACGTGAGACCGGGCTGGGGCTATAACGGCAGTCTGTTCAAGATGCCGACATCAACGGGAGAGATTGATCCGCCGCACCCAAACCATCGCAACGCGCAAAAAGCGAAGCGCCAACTGACGGAGTCGGAACGGGCGATCACCCATTTCTACGAGCTGGCGACGCCGGTCTCGCAGGATTGGATCACGTATCGATCGACGCTGCGCAGCATCATCCAGCTTGAGAACGATCAGTCGACGCCACCGATAACGGTCCCGTCGCGGCCGCCGCTGCCTCCTGGGATGATCGAACCCGGACTCTGATTTGTGGCCGAAGACTTCAATATATCGGGCGAGCCTGGAAACGACGTCCACCTCAACCCGGGCGTCGGCGGCTCGATCGTTCTCGACCCGGGCACTGGCACACAGACCAGGACGATCGTCGGCCGGGACAACGGCTACCTGAATCTGCCGCATAAGGGCCCTCCGCCGGCACCGATCAACGGCGACGTCTGGACGACACCGGCGGGCATGTACACCCGCATCAGCGGTCGGACCGTCGGCCCTCTGGGCACCGGCGGCAGCGGCGGAGGCGGCGAGCAAGGCCCACCGGGGCCTCCCGGTCCGACAGGGCCGCAAGGCCCTCCTGGCGCAACCGGTCCGGCTGGTCCTCCCGGAGCACCCTCAAGCGTTCCCGGCCCGGTGGGTCCGATGGGCCCGCAAGGGCCAAAAGGCGACACCGGCGCTGCAAGCACCGTTCCCGGGCCAGCGGGGCCTCCTGGTGCGACCGGCGCGCAGGGGCCGAAAGGTGATACCGGCGCGGCTTCGACCGTCCCAGGCCCCACGGGACCGGCTGGTCCGCAGGGTGATCCCGGCGATCAGGGCCCGCAGGGACCGCAGGGCATCGAGGGACCGCAGGGTGTCGCCGGCACCGGCATCACGATGCAGGGTTCGGTCGCCACCGAGGGCGATCTGCCGGCGAGCGGCAATACCCAAGGCGACGCCTACATCGTGCAGGCGGACGATAGCCTGTGGATCTGGGACGGCACCGCGTGGGTGTCGGGTGGCTCGATCCAGGGACCGCCGGGTTCGCAGGGTCCGCAAGGCCCGCAAGGTGTGGCAGGTCCGCAGGGACCACAGGGCGATACCGGGGCCACGGGTCCGCAGGGCGACACCGGTCCGCAGGGACCGATTGGTCCGGAAGGGCCGACAGGTACCGGCGCCGGAGCCGCGACTGGATTCTCCGCCCACAAATCCATCGACCAGACCATCACCAGCGCGACCTGGACTAAGCTCGCGTTCGCGACGACCGGCTACAACAACGGCAACTTTTTCAACACCAGCTCGAGTCGCTGGACACCGCCAGCCGGCGAGACGACGTTTGTAGCGTCGGCGTTCGCCACCGGGCTGGCGCTCGGCAGCAATCTTTTTCTCGCGATCTACAAGAACGGCACGCTGTTCAAGTTCGCGACCAGCAACACCACCGACGGCTTCGCGCATATCGTCTGCAACGATAACGCCGGCGGCACCGACTTCTACGAGGTGTGGATCAACGGGCAGGCATCGGGCAGCACGTTTATCGTGCCGACCGGGAGCAACGACGGCATCTATTTCCAAGGCTTCCAGGCGAAGGGCCCGCCAGGTCCAGCCGGTCCACCCGGTGCCGATGGCGTCAACGACGGCGACAAGGGTGACATCACTGCCAGTGGTGGCGGCACCGTCTGGACGATCGACAACAACGCCGTCACCTACGCCAAGCTGCAGGACATCAGCGCGAGCGGGCGCATCCTGGCGCGCAAGAGCGCCGGCGCGGGCGATGCGGAAGAGGCAACGCTTAGCGAGATCCTCGACTTCATCGGCTCGGCGGCACGCGGCGATATTCTGTTTCGCGGCAACACCGGCTGGCAACGGCTTCCGGCTGGCACAGCCGGCAACTTTCTAACGACGCAAGGCACAGGCGCTGACCCAACCTGGTCGGCACCGACAGCTGGCGGCGCTGGTAAGCAGACGATCTGGGTGCCGGCTGGGGCAATCGTGTCGCGTGCGACCGCTGGTGCGGCTCCTGGCACGATGGAGACGACGACCAATAAGAACATGATCCGTACGCTCGACTACGATGGCGCGACGCAGGAGTTCGGGCAGTTCGAAATCGCAATGCCGAAGTCGTGGGACGAGGGCCCGATCACGTTCGTTCCGATCTGGTCCCACGGCGCAACAACAACGAACTTCGGTGTGGTATGGGCGCTGCAAGCACTTGCTCGCAGCGACGGTGACGCGATCGACGCGGCGTTCGGTACCGAACAGACTTCGACCGACACCGGCGGAACGACCAACGTGCAGTACACCGCGCCGGAGTCAGCGGCGATCACGATCGGCGGCTCGCCTGTCGAAAACGATGTCGTATTGTTTCAGATCAAGCGCAATCCAACGGCTGGCGCTGACACCCTCGCGATCGACGCCCGCCTGCATGGCGTCAAGCTGTTCTACACGACCAACGCCGGGTCCGACGCCTGATGCTGCGGGTCAACCCTCTTATCCTGCCGTCCGGCGGAAGCCTGGATGATTTCCCGGCTGGTGCAGTTTGCTTCATGGGGAGCACGTATCTAAATCGCGGTGCGGAACTGACTGGAAATGCCAACAGCCGAGTCGGCACGCTGTCATTCTGGTTCAAATACGGTTCGTGGGGTGCCAGAGTATATATCCACGATTTCCCCGGCAGCTGGAGTCCGTGTTACGTCGAGAGTGACGACTGTGTGTACTTCTATCCTAATGACCCAAGCGGAAGCATAGCCTGCATTGGGCTGGGCACCAGTGCGATCCCGCGCGATCAACTTTGGCACCACATCATCTTTGCATTCGATCTGAGGACGGCCGGTGCGTACATGGCTTTCCTCGATGGAGTAAATGTCACTAGGCTGGTGACAGCTGTCACCAATACAGATATCGGCTGGACGGGCAGAGGGTCATTTCTCGTTGGTCGTCGCTACGACACTAATGATGGTTGGCTGTATGGCAGCTTGGCTGAGTACTACTTCAACAACAAAGAATTTGTTGACGTTCGCGTTCCCGCCAACATGGCGAAGTTTCGCAATGCGGCGGGCAAACCGGTTCCGCTTGGGCCGGATGGCTCATGGGTAACGGGCAAGCCGCCGATCGTTTATTTTAGCCGGAGCACGTCAGAGCCACACAGTACATTTCAAAAGAACCGCGGCACTGGTGGTAATTGGAATGCCTCTGGTTTTTCTATGGCAGGAATCTTCTATCCAGAGCCGACAAGCCCCAGTTCGTTTTGGCGCAATGTTGCTGGCACAGTCTGGTCGGGCACTAACACCGGATGGGCTGGCTACACTCTCAGACTCTACATTCCTGCCGCCAACATCAAGAACGTGCCGCCGGGACAGACTCAAGTTCGTGTCACTGTTGGCTCCGACTACAACGGAAACGCAGCCATCTTTGACAAGATGTGCATCGGCAATTGTCCCTATCCGTCTGGTGAATCTTGGGATGCAACTGACCTAGCGCAGTTATTCTTTGGCGGTGCCCGAGGCGCAACTGTGCCCGCGGTCGGCGGCAGTCAGGGAGGCTTCTTAACGTCTGACGCCGCAAACTGGAAGTACCTTGGTGGGGCCATTTTGCAAACCGTTCACTTCACATCTGCTGGCGCATCGATGTACGGCCTCAATTACCAGTGTCAGAATTATTTTGCCTCTGGTGATTATGCCGACGTCTTGGACGTTTCGGGCTTCAGTGCTTCGAGTGCCCAGTACATGATTTTCTTCAGAGACATCGAGATGCTATGACCAAATTCTCGACCGAGAAGTTGGCTCCGCTCGATGCTCCGGTGTTCACTGGCGATGCGCGCGCGGTAACTCCTGCACCTGGGGACGCAGACACAAGCGTCGCAACGACTGCATTCGTCGCAGCATCCGGCGGCGGCTTCACGACCGGCGACGCCAAGCTCACGCTCAAGACCGTGGCCGATGCCGGTTGGGTCTTGATGAATGACGGCACCATCGGCGATGCAACGTCCGGTGCCACCACGCGCGCCCACGCCGACACGCAGGCGCTGTTTGTCCTGATGTGGACGAACATGAGTAACGCTTGGTGTCCGGTTTCTGGCGGGCGCGGCGCTACTGCGTTGGATGATTTCAACGCGCATAAGACGTTGTTGATGCCGTATCAGCTTGGGCGATCCATTGCGATTGCTGGTGCTGGCTCCGGCTTAACGTCTCGCGTTCTCGGATCACTGGCTGGCGCTGAAACAGAGTCACCGACCATTGGCAAGACCGCTTCACACAACCACAGCATGGGACACGGTGCGATTCTGGTAGATGGAGGCGCGACTTATACCGGCCTTGCGCTACTGTCACCAAGCTACACGCTTTACACCAATAATCAGGGCGGTGACGCGCCGCTCAACATCCTCGATCCCACAAGCTACTGGAACGTAATGATCAAGCTATGAAGCAAGTGCATCAGCATCCGGATGGAATGGTTTTAGTTCGTGTTGATGGCGCGACCTATCGCGATACGCCGGACAATTTCGCGATCGACTTTGGCTTTCTGTTGCCAGAGCTGCCCGAGGGCATGAACGAGCGCATCTACGATCAGAACCGTCGTCATGTGTTCGCGGGCGAGAACGACACCGGCGCGATCACCAGCGGCGGCGAGATGCCGTGGCCGCTGGGCGACAGGGCCATCCTCAACATCGAGGCCGGTTTGAATGCGCAGAGCACGCGCATGGCGGCCGAACAGGCGGCCATGTCGCCGCCTCCAAAACCCGGGCCAACACAACGCGATCTCATCGCGTTCGACCACGAGAACCGGCTCCGCGTCTTGGAAGGCAAGCAGCCAATATCCGCCAGCGACTTCTTCGTCGGGAAGAAAATATGAAACGCGAATGGTGGTGGGCGATCCTGGCAGCTGCAACGGCGGTGGTGATCGCCTATAGCCTCATCAGCTTGGCGAGCGATGCTGAGTCCAAGGTGGCCTACGATTGTGTCGATCCCACCGAAAGGGAGCGAGTGCGGCAGCTTGTGTTCGATGGCGTCGATAAAGGGTTGGTGGGAGCAATGGCCCATCTGTTTGATGTTTGGCAGAGGGATCCAGGAACTGCTCAGCCGCAGCGAGCGCAGGTCGGGACCACGAATGCAGTGAACGCACATAACCGCGCGCGGAAGCTGGCGCTCGCTTGGGATCCACCACCGTGCCCAAAGGATGAAGGGAAACCGTGACATGATCGTTCTCGTAAACTGTTCGCAAGGTTGCACGGCAGCGATTCCGATGCCGGGATATCCGCCAGGCTTCGTGCCGGCCGCGACGGCCGCGACATCATCGACTGCAAGAAAGGATGATAATCGGCCGCGTTGACGCTGCGAGGTGATCTTAACCAAGAAGGAGAAGTGATATGGCTGACGAAAATACCAATCAGGACAACACCGAGCGCGATCAGAAGATCAAAGAGGAATACGATGAGCTGATCCGCCGCGGCACCCACGACACCGCAAGCGCCACCAACGCGCTTTCGATCCAGTACAGACTCAGCTCGGAAAGGATCCACGCCATAGTGGGGCCGCAGCCGAAACCAGAAGAGGACAGAGACGCCCATGCCTCTCAAGAAAGGCAAGTCCGCCGAGACGATTAGCTCAAACATTAGAAAGTTGCGCCACGAAGGCCGCCCGCAGAAGCAGGCGGTCGCGATTTCCATGCGGACCGCCGGCAAGGCAAAGCCGCGGGGCAAGAAATAGGTCTCGCGAGACCCTGCGCCGGGCAGGTTAGCGCAAAGTGAGGCGCCCCGGCACACTCCTAAGAGGAGGCGATCATGGGTGCGAATATCTGGTTCTGGATTCTCTTCGTCATCACGCTGATCTTCGGGATCTTCGTGCAAAGCCCGTGGCGACAGGGCGGTACCGTTTATCCGTGGGCCCCGTTCGGCTCCTGGTTGATCTTGTTCATCTTGATCGGCATTCTCGGGATTGGAGTGTTCGGCTCCCCGATCCGATAGGGCAGGCGGCCGCTATCGGTCGCCGCCGATCTCGGTGCCCGAGCTGCCGCCCACCCCACACATCATGGTTCCGGAACGATGAGCCACGTCCTGGCAATCCTGGGCGTGGCTTTCTTTTTGACCAGCGCGCAGGCCGGCGAGAGCCACAGCCTCTACGATGTCAACGGAAATTACGCTGGCAGCCTGGTGACTGCAGGCGGCAAGACGTCGTACTTCACGCGCGAAGGCTGGTTAATCCGGAAAAATGACGTGAAGAGCGAGCGTCACGCGGGGGCACGGGGCTTACGCTCTTCACGATCGAGCCGCTCTTATCGACGGCCTCGAACTCGTTAACGGTTTTCGTTGGGGTTCGGCCGCGGCGGCTGCGGGTTACCCGGCTGATGATCCCGGTTCGGATCGTTTTCCTTATCCGGATTCGGCTCCGGCATCGGCTGCGGTTGGCGCGGCGGCGTCGGATTCGGGTTGTTCTGCGGCTGCGTTGGCATGTTGTGCATCTCCGTGGATGACTGACAACCACGAGGCCGATCGTAAAGTTCCATCAGGTCTAGGAGGCTTGAGATGGCCATCGATTTTCTAGCGATTTGCTTTCAAGTCGCGATGTTCGCGCTGACCTTCGGGCTCGCGCTCACCGGCTACGCCTGGCTGGTCACACCCTAGCTCGGGCCGCAGGATGGGCTCAGTGACCGCGTTGATGTCGGAGTTGTAGTTCGCCATGTTGTCGTTGATGCCATCGATGCGCCAGATCGCCGCCATCAGCCGCTCGTTCTCAGCCTCAAACCGCTCTACATCTTGCCAACGCAATTCAAGTACAGTCGACAGCGCATCGAGCTTGCTAAGCAGATGCTTTTTATCAGCCGTCAGCCGCTCAATTTCGGCGGCGACCTCCGCATAGCGGCGGCGTAGCTCGGGATCGTTGCTCCTGACAACTGCGCTGCATTTTAACCACTCAACGATGTCGCTCATGGCTTGGGCTCCAGGGCGCGGCGGGCTCACGCGCCCTCATCCTGCTCGCAGTCATTCTCCATGCCCGAGTGCACTGAGGATGGTTTGTTCTCCAGGGCGCGGCGTAGCGCTTCCTCGCTGACTGCCAGCCGACGACGTTCAATGTCCAGCGCCGCACGCAGCCGCGCGATCTCGGCGCGCGCCTCCCGCAACACGCCTTCCAGCCGCTCGATCTCGCACCGCAGGGCGACGACTAGCCGCTCGATGATGTCGCTCATGGCTTGGGCTCCGGCCGCAGGATGGGATCGGTGACCGCGTTGATGTCGGGATTGTAGCAGGCCATGTTGTCGTTGATGCCGTCGATGCGCCAGATGGCCTCCATCAGCTGTTCGATTTCGGCCTGCGCTTCCTTATATTTCTCATGCCATCGCTGCGCGCTCGCCCAACACTCGCTTTCGCTTCTAGCCTCGGCCATCAGTCGGTCGAGTTCGTCGGCGGCCTCGCGCGCCTTCACGATCAGGTCCGACATGCCTAGTTCAGCATGCTGATCAGCGCTTGTACGCAGCCGCTTGGCGATGTTGTTGGTCATGGCTGGTTTCACAGAACGGCGTAGGGCTCTGCCCATAGCCTTGTCTTCTTTGTCAGTTAGCTCTCGGGTCATGGCTTAGACCCTACGACGCGGTCATAGTCGTGCTGACACTGCTCTGTCCACGGCTCTCCCGACTTAATCACAGACGCGAAAAACGCGATCGTTCGCTGCAGTTGCGAGATCTCGTGGCGCAGCTCCGCGATCGTTTTGATGTGGCGATCGGCTTCGGCCAACAGTTCCTGAAAACCCTTACAGGGCTCGGCGCCGTCCGGCATCATGCAATCGGGGAGATGTGGCGTCATGACTTGTCGAACTCCAGCCAGGTGAATCGAAGTCGCTTCCAACCGGCCCAATAGGCTAGGCCAACAGAGGCGGCCCACAGATAGAACAAGATAGTCCCGGTCTGAATCGTCATGGTTTGATCCCATCGTGCCTGTGGCCCCACCGATCCTCAACATTGCAGCACCAGCGGCACATGGCGCAGACCGGCCAATGATCGATCGCGATGCTGCGGTACACGGTCGTGTCGCACAGCCCGCACTGGAAATGATCTGGGCCGACCGTGACCTTGGGTACGAAATCAACGACGGTCATGCGTGCCCCGTTAGGTCCGGCTGACCCTCGAATCGCTTGAGCTGCGCCTTGAGCATGGTCACGACGTCACCGCGGTCGGCGTTGGAAATGTAGTTGCAGCGGCCTCCGTGATCCTCGAACGGAAACACCATCAGCACGAAGCCGGTATGCTTCGGCCGATCTGGGCCGTTGAAGAATCCGTCGAGCTTCTTCGCCAGCTCGTTCATCATGTCACGGTGCTTCAGCTCGATCGGTGCGTCGCCTAACGTGTGTTTCTGGGTGGTCATGGTTTATTCTCCAGCAGAGAACGAAGTCGTTCGATCTCGATGCGATCATATTTACGAAGCTCTCGACAAGTATCGATTTGCTCTTTCAGATTCACAATCTCGGCTCGTAAGTCCTCAACGTGTCCGAGTACAGCCCGCAGTTCATCGGTCATGGCTCCAGCTCGCGCTTGGTTTCTTCGCTTTCGACCACGACCTTGCTCTCGAGTTTGATGAAACAATCCATGCAGAGACGCTTGGGCTTGCGCGGCGCGTGCCAGCGATACTGCACGTCGATGCCGCAGTGGCTGCAGACACCCTTGAGGTTGTCGGTGAACGGCGACGGCGAGCCCCACGGCACGCAAACGAGATAGGTGCACTCCTCTGCCTTCTCGTCGGAGACGACAGGGATGGACAGGCCGGCGACGTTAATCTTTTTGTCAACCATCTGTTAACCTTTTCGTGGAACAGACCATGTTTGTTCCGTTTTTAATACATTACACGATGTGTTCTCACCCCGGCCGCAAGCCGGGGTTTTTTGTTTCTGCCAGCCATTCGACCGAACGGCGGACCACGCGGTCGACGGCCGCGAGCACGGCCGGGCCGTTCATCACCACCTCGATGGCGCAGTCGCCAGTCTCGCAGTCAGGATGCACCGCAGTCAGGCTGGCGTGCCCGGTGGTCAGCTCCTCGCATTCGTAGCAACCGCCGGCAGCAATGAACTGCTCAGCCAGCTGCTCGATCTCCGGCGGGCGCTCGACCTCGACAGGGCGGCGCTCACCGTCTGGGCGCAAATATTGGGTGAACGGAATCATCAGTCCATCCTGCAGACTTCGAAGCTGCGATCGGGCTGGATGATCGCCACCCAATCGTGCTCGTAGAGAATGATCAGTTCGTTCCGCAGCTGGGTCTTCGCCAGCGGCTTCAGCGGCGGATCACCAGGGTAGCTCAGTGAGTTGTTGCCGTGCAGCGTGAACCCCGGCATCGGATCCCAGCCGCCGCCATGCTGATAGCCGCTATCGAACTGCTCGCGCGCCGGCCGCTGGTCGAACGCGCTGAGCATGTGGGGCAAATACGGCCCAAGACTTCTGAGATCGTACCGCCGATCCAATGAGACCCAGGTCGTCATGAACAGCTCGTCTTGATCACGGAGCCAGAACGATAGCTCCGGCAGTTGGTGTTGAGCGCCCGCGGATTGCTGGTGTCGCTGCAGACCGTGCGGGTCTCGTTACCGGACTTATACGTCCGACAATCCGTACCGGCGTAGGCGAGGCTCGGGGCGAGGACGATGAGGAGTACGAGGCAAGTTTTCATTGGGTGTTCCTTTCTTCTCGAGTTGTGACATCCGTAGCTGGAATGTCGGGCAGATCGGCAGGAAGCAAATCTGCATGATCTCCTTCTGCGTGATTCCGCAGACGGTACAGCGCTTGGGCCAGTTCATTGTTTCTCCTAGTTTCTACGTTGCATCCACGGCAGTACGGCCAAGTTGAACTTCACGTTGGCCTGCTTGAGCGTGAACATTGTCATCAGGGTCGGAATATTGAGCACGCGCTCCAGCAGCTTGATATAGACGCCGACAAAATCGGCGCCGTGACCGTCGCTGCGGCCGTTCTCATCCGAGGTGAGCGTGTGAGCCAGCTCGTGCAGAATCACCCAATCGGGCGTATAGGCCGGCAGTCTGATCTCGCCACGACAACCAGCGGCCAGGATGCGCGTCGTCTGCTTTGGCATCATGCTAACCTGCGGCGGGTACAGCCACCCGTGCGCCAGCCATACACCGTCGACGAACGCCTGGGCCTGGTCGAAGGGAACGCTCCTCTTACTCAGAGGAGCGACCACGCTGTTTTCCCAGTCGTAGACCTTCTGCTTTTGGCTATCGCGGGTCATTTCAGATGGCCCTTGATCGCATCACCTTGGCTGAGCGGCCGAGACAGATTGACCTTGTTGCCGGCCTGGGCGCCCGCGTTAAACGCACCGTAATTGCCGACGCGATAACCGGTACGTGCACTGCGCAGCTTGAAACCTTCCTTCTTGAACGCCTCCTCGGTCAGCTGACCCTTGAGCACCACCAACGCCGTGCTGGTACTGTGCTCTTTCAGCGCGTTGTCCTGCTCCTTCTTCATTTGCTGCAAGCGCACGGACAAACGCGCGGCCATGCCGCGTTGGAAACTGATGCAAGCGGACGCCCGCAAGCCGCGCTCGCCGATCACAACGTATTCCTCGGCTCCCTTGAACGCTTGGACTTCCGATTCCATCGCGGACATGATCAGCTTGAACAGGTACTCCACCATCTGCAGATCCTGCTCCTGCCCGAAGAACGCATAAGTCGAATCGGCTCCGGTGCCCCAGCGTTTGTGAAACCAGGCCTTGGTGCCGGTCAACGCGGCAATGGCCGGCACGCAATGATCGACCGGATGCCGGCGCTGACGGCCAATGTGCATGTGAATGGTTTTGTAGCTGGCGTCACGAACGTCCAGCTCATTCATTGACAAGTTGTATTGCGTCAGCAGCCGGCCGACGACGTTCATCGCTGCAAGCGCCTCCTCTTCGGTGGCGCCGCGATCGACGGTCTTGGCGGCAAGCGCTTTGATCTTGAGCTTGACGCGGTCGAGTTCGGAATATTGAGCGGTGTTCATTTTCAGTCTCCTGGTTTTGAGGCTGCTTCAACAGCCCGGGTTTTAGATGCCTTCTAAGCCATCATTGAGTTCGACGGCGCCGCCGCCCATGCCGGTGAGCGTCTCGCCCTTGTAGACAAGCTTGCCCTTGGGCGGGTTGAGCAGGCGCCTGCGCTGGGCGAGGAGCTTCTCCAGCTCGCGCGCGGCACGCAGCAGCTTGCGCTGCCAGCGGTCGATCGCCTCGGCGTTGATGGCGAGCTTGGTCTGGCGCGCCTCGACCTTCATCTCGGGGTGCTTGGGAACAATACGACGACGCTTCATTTCTAGGCTCCTGGTTGAGGGCCGCTTCAACGGCCCGGCATTTTGTATTCCCATTTGATATACGAGTTCAAACAGAAAGTCAACAGTTTATTTAATCTCCGCCTTGAGGATCGCTGCCCGGCGCGTGGCGTTGTCCTGGTTGATGCTGCGGTACTCAGCCGCGCTGATCTCGATCGCCGGGACGATCTCGGCGCCCTTTGCCGCCTTGTAGGCGAGGCCTACCGCACTCGCCCATTGCGCGGCTTTCCAGCCGGGAGAATGAGCATGGCTGTACTTGCGGCCGGCGGTCGATCGCGTGAACGTCTGGCCGTTTGAGAAGGTTGCCTTGTAGTAGGTAGTCATTTTTCAGTCTCCTGGTTGAGGCCGCTTCAACGGCCTTGCATCTCGTATGCCCATCTGATATACGCACTCAAATCGGAAGTCAAGCAGACGAGGAGCCAGGACAATGCCAAGCGGCGGAGCAAGAGAGAAGTCCGGACCGGAGAAACGGTTCGAGGAACGCATCATGATCAAGCTTTCGACCAAGCTGTTGGGGGCGCTCGACGAGATCACCCGCGATGGCGAGACCCGCAGCGAGGTGATCCGCCGGGCGCTCGAACGCGAGGTGACACGGTGCCTCAAGATCCACAGTAAGACTGGCGGCAGGGCGTCGGCGCACCTATAATCTTCACCAGCGCTGAACGTGGCGGGTTTGCGCTCCTGGTTCCATCAAAAGAACAGCGAACCCTAACCCATCAGCGACAGGCCCTCGGCACGGCTTCAAACGTGCCGGGGGCCGCTTCATATTTGGAGGCCGCTGTGCCGACACTGAAACCGCAAATGCCGGCCCCGCTGCAGCGTCCGCACGTCGACCCGGCGCCGCACCTGACCAGCGCCGGCTCCTGCTCTGACTGCGGACGCAAAGCCGTCACCGCCGCCGACAATATGCTGGTGTGTCCGGAGTGCTTTGCGCTCTTGCGGCATGAGGATTACACCGCCGAGCTGCGGCGCAAGCAGGAACTCATCAACCAGAGAATGAAGGAGACCCGCGAGCGCAATCGCCAACTGGACCAGGAACGCAAGGAGCGGATCAGAGACGAGCGCCGGCAAATACAGCAGATGATCATCGCCGCTGAGGAAAAGCTAAAACCACCTCAGCAGGATAAGCAGCACGAAGATAACGGCCAGTGACAGCAGACTGTAAAGCAGCGCCTGCCGGTGCGAACTCATCAGAAGATCCACACAGTTGCGGGTCGCGGTCGCCGGGGATTACGAAAGACGCCGCGACCCGCACCGCTGATGCTAGAGGACAGCGGTCTCGTCTGCTTTATTCTCTCGCCGCTGCGGGAGCAAGCTCATATCATCCACGCGAAGATCATGATTATCATGATGTAGCTGAGCACGTAGGTGATCGCGTGCTGCCAGTCGTAGTAGATGAGCGCCCAGATCGCGATGAATACGCCGTAAGAAACCAGCGTCACATCGAGGCGATCAATCTTGAAGCGGCGGTGGCGATAGACAACAACGTCGCCCCAATCCCAAAGGGTATTGAGCATTCGCCACCATAGTTTCACAGCAAGCTCCTCAACTGGAAGCGGGTCCGGTCGGTCAGAGGTGCTAAACGTACCGGACCCGCCCCACACAGGCCGTCAAGCTTGGGTGAAATCGACAGCCTGTATTGCCTTACGTCGTGCTCTTCTTCTTACGCATCTTGCTGAGCGCGCCGAGACCGAGGAGGCCAGACGCGAACAGTGCCAATGCGCCGGGGATCGGCACCGGAGTCACAGCGAGATTGCCGCCGTAGCCCGACGTGCCACCACCGATGCCGCTCAGCTGGAGATAGTAGCTGCCGGCTTCGAGGATGCCCGCACCAGCCAAGACCTGGCAGCTGGGCTGCAGGATGCAGGCTTGCGCGATCTCGGGACCAAACCGCAGGATGTCATCGGCCCCACCAAGCGCGCCTACCTGCTGGTACACTGCGCCTTGGAAGTTCGTGATGAAATCCGTGGGCGCGGGGTAGACATTCGTCGCGCTCGTTATCGTGACGAAAGACGGCGAGCCGACCAGCTGAAACAAAACCTGGTCGGTGAACGCGCCGCCGCCGGTGCCGTTGATGCCGAGAGTACCGCTGGAGAAATCACCCGTCCGTGAGGTCGGATTGATCCCAAGGTTGTCGACAACAGCAGCGGACGCTGGTGCCATTCCAAATGAGAATAGGACAGTGGCCGCCAGTAGTGCTCTCTTCGTTTTGTGCATATTTTAGTCTCCATCTGCTGCAACGATGCAGCCGGTTTACGGTAGCGAAGTGTGGACCGCCTGGGTAGTTGCCGCTCCCCAGGCGGGGTCGTTTTAGGCGGTCGCGAGTTCGGCCGCCTTGCGTTTCTTGTCAGCACGTTTCTTCAGCATACCGATACCGACCAGGCCAGCCACGAACAAGCCCGCCGGCAGCGGGATCGGCACCAGCTGCGGAATCGCAGCCGCTTCGATTCTGAAGTGCTCGAAGCCAGTGATGTTGCCGCCTTGATCAAGCAAGACGATGCTGGTGATGACCTCGCCGTCTCGCGTTCCGAATGTGAAGCCGGATTGCGAGTTGTTGATCGCACCGAGCAGGAAGCTCTGCACAGTTTCCGGGTTGCCATTCGCATCGACGGCAGAGACCAACGCCGTCACGCTGCCGGTGCCACTCAGGGAGAACACTTCCGTGGTGGTGCCGATCAGGTTACCTTGGGCGTCGAACACCTGAATCCGCAGATTGTTGGTGTTCGCGATCTTGATATCGTTGCCGTTGGCGGCTGCGGTGAAACCAGTTCCCGCAGTACATCCACCTAAGCAACTGAAATTAACGAACCCAGTGTGTTGCCCATTGAACGTACCAATGGCAAGGTTGGGCGACAGAGCGTTGAAGATCACGTTGTCGCCGGTGCCGCTCAGATTGCTCTGAACGAAAACCGCAGCCGATGCCGGCAGTGATGCGAGGGCCGTGCTCGCCAGGAGCGCGGCCGCAAATACAAGTTTGCGCATTGAGGTTTCCTTGTCGTGTTGTGGGGTAGTTGCCGCTCCCCCATGATGCTGCAAGAGCGCAGCGCACTAGCCCTAACCAGGGTTACTGCGATGCGTTCCGGCCAAGGTGACCTTCATCTTCTTGGTACGTTTGGTGAGCATAGCCTTTTTCTGCGCGCGTGGGCTAACGCCGGCCCAGGTCCGGAACTCCGGCAACCGCGGCGGGCGCTTGCGCTTGTTCATGACTCGGATTCGCTTAAAGCTGCCAACTGTCGCAGTGTCCGCTCAATCTCATCGGCGCTGTCTTTCCCGCCTGTTATGTGCGCAGTCCACGCTTTTTTGACATGCTGAATCTGGGCTTCGAGTGGAATACCAAGTTGTCTGCACAGTCGAAAGAAGTCTTCGAACATCTGCAGGACATTCTCCATGTTTCTCAACTTGTCGGGATCGCCCATCAACTCAAGATGGCGCTCACCGTACTCTCGGAGCAGCTTGAGTTGTTCAGATGTTGGTTTCATTGGACGCCAGCCCGTCGCACGCGGCGGCTGATAGCTCTACGTTTCTGCAAAGCTTCGGCACAAGCTTCAGCAAAATCTTCCGCCGACATGTCAGAGTGCAGATCGACGATCTCGGCAACAAAAGCCAAGGTGATGCTGTAAATCGTTCCTACCATCTCTTGATCGGGTATGTCGGCCGCTTCGCACATCTCGTGCAGATGCGCCGCACCGCGGCGCATCTTCTCTCGGTAATCCTTGGCCAGATCGAGCAATATTCGCTTCTGCGTTAGATCCATTTTTACCGGCCCCCACTGAGCACTCCGGTCCAGGTCCTAACCTCGGTACGATCGCGCCACCATGGGGTGGCAAGATCGCTCATAATATCGCACCATTGGTAAAGAAAAGTCCCGTCGAGATCGCTACGCTGGGAGACTGCGGATTCCCGAACGACCTCGACGGGGTTCACACTGGGCGGTTCGGTGGTCGTCATCGTCCTAGCCGCCCAATGCAACTGTGATTTCGATCTTCCTGGTCGGCCGGCATACCAGCACGCGCGGCCGTCAATGACACGCCAGGAATAGTACTGGCCACGCTGATGGCTCGGCTTCGCCGACAGACATTCATCCGCGCGCGCCACCAAGGTCCCGACCACGACGCTAACGGCGACAGCCAAAGCACCGGCAACCAGGGCCTCAAGCTCGGTCGTCCCCATGGCGCGGCCCTTGCGTCAGAAATTTTGGCACCGGCTTGCTATCGAGCGCGCCTGCCACCGCGGCGAGCCCGGCGCGGTCGGCCTCCGGATTGGGCCGCGGCGGGATCACCGTCAGGGCGTCCCGGTGCTCTTCCATGCTGGCCCGCGCGGCCTGGCACTTCTGCATGTACTCGGAAACCCGACCGGCCATCTCCTCGTGCGCCGCCGTCATCACGGTGGCGATCTCCTCGGCATAGTTGGCGACCGCCTCGCCCTCGCTCCTGGCCTGGGCGCCCAGCTCGCGAATCTGCTGCACCAGGGTCTGGCCGCTCTCACGGATGGCATCGGCGCTCAGCATGGCGGTTGCCCGCTTTTCCATCGTCGGTCCGTTAGCTCGCTGCATTACCGTTTTCCTTTCGGGATATCTCATCGACCACGGCGCCGACGATCGTGGACGCGCTGCCGTCTGCCTCCCTGGTCATGGCGTGACGGATCGTTTCGAGCGGGACGTGATGTTGCAAGGCGAGCGAAAGCAGGATCGCACCATCGCGTGCGACAGCATCAAACGAACTACCCGACTTGGAGCCCGCGATGAACACCTCGGCGATCTCACCGTTAGGGAAACGTCCGATCGTGATTGTAAACGCCGTGTTCTGCCCACCATGACGCAGCTCAAAGTTTTCAGCCAAGCGACGATTCTCGAGAATGCGACGAGTGTTCATCATTGCCTCGTCGTCGGCGCCGGCAGCGCCAGCAAGGAGTCCTTCATTTTCTCGTAGATGGTAGAACCATCATCGTTAACAATGTGTGCAAGGAACGCTTCCTCGAAAGTCTCGATCCGGCTCTCGACCGAAACCATCTTCGACTTCACCGTCAGCAACAGAGCCCGCCAGCGCGCCCGTTGCTGCTGCGCGATCTTCTCGCTGGTGCCTTCCGGCACTTGCAGCACAAAGCGCACGCGCCGGCCGTTCTTCATGCTGAACGTCACCAGCGCGCGGCCAGGCTCGACCGCAAAGCCAAAGCTCGACGCACCAAAGCGTGCCAGCACAGACTCGATGTCCGCGCGCGACTGCTTGACCGACACAGACGTGGTCGCTGCATAAGGTGCCATTTCAGTTCATCGACGTACGAGAGCAGTCTCGATCAGGCGGGCGCCCTTGCGTTTGACGCGCTTGATTTTGTACGCCTCGCGGTTGATGTCCATCTTCTCGGCGAGCCGGTGGATTGTAGAATTGACCACAATCCTCGCGTGATACGGCCGATCGTCACCACGGTAGACCTTCGGCATTAATTGTTCTGAGGTCATAGGCGACCCGGCTGTCGCCAGGATTTGGAACACCCGTAGCTCCGCGGGCGAATATCCGTTGGATTTAAGTTGAGGTTTAGCCATTACGCTCCCCGTAAACAAAGGGCGAGAATTATTTATTTGTTTGTTGATGTCAAGCGCTCAGTAATAGCGCGCCCAGAACCAAATAGACATCAGCCACAGTGGAAGTATCGCTAAGACCACCATTGCGACGAACACAGTGGTCCGCCAGAACAAGTCAGAATTTAACCGCCCCCGTAACATCGCCCTGCACCGCTAACCTCATATCCACACCTCGACGTTCCTCGACCGGGATACCCGCCAACTCGGCAATCTCCCGCGCCTGCTGCATGCCAGGCGAGATGCCGCGATCAACATAGAGCACCATCGCCTCGGCGACGCCGACCCAGGCTAGGCCGGCGGCGATGCCAAGCTTGCGCTCGGCCACGAGTTCGTCACGCAAGATTCCTGGCTGTGTAAACAGCAAGTGCGACGCAATCGGGGCATCCCCACGCATGACCGCATCGCGTACACAGGCCCGCGCATAGGCGACATTGGCATCGATGTCGCCGGCATACGGGCTCTCAAGAATAACCCGCCTCACCGCAGCGGCGCCTGGCACGCGACCAGGAGAAGCGGCAGCCCGAAGATCAGAAATAATCTCATTGGTCAGCCTCAAGTGTATGCTGCAGCGTTACCCTGGCACGATCGATCAAACCAGAATTGAGTTCGACCAGGGCGAGCTTGAGCCCAGTACGCAGGTCGCGGATCGCCAGCGCCTGGTCGACCATGGTTTCACAATAGCGCTCACCGATCCGGATCGAGCAATTGAGCTTGCGCCGCAGTTCTTCTGCACTACTCATCTAAACCACCCATTGACGCCAGTTGTCCCCGTTGATCACAGCGGCCATATCGATCTTGGCACGAAGCGCCTGCAGAATTTTTTCATCCACAGTGCCGGGCACGACAAGATCGACATTGTCGACGCCGTGTTCCTTGTCCTTGCCCATTGTCCGCATCTCGGCCTGGTCACGCAGTTCGAGATTGTCCCGGTTGCTGTAGAACACCGCGAGGTCGGCCACGTCCCAGGTTCTACCCTTCCCGCCTGCGTCCGGCGTGGCCACCATGAACCGGCACTCCGGATCGGTACGGAACGCCAGCTCCTCGGCTTCGCGGGTGGATTCATTGCCGCCGTAGAACTTGGCAACCGAACACTCGAATTCCTTGGCTAGTGCCGCCGAGACCTTACGCACGTCGTGGCCGTAGCTGCACCAGATGATGGCTTTACCGTCGTAGTCCTGCAGCAGATCGAGCAGCGCCGCGGTTCGCTTCTCCGGCAGCACATGCTCGACGCCTTCTTCATCGATCGTATGGCCAAGCAAGACCTGATGCATACGAACAATCTGCGCGATCACCACGGTGGCGGTGACGTGGCCGCCGGAGGCCAGCAGCGTGGTGGCGAACTCCTTGATCTCGTTGTACGCCTTGATCTGCTCCGCGGTCATCTCGACTTCGCGGATGGTGAACGTGCTCGGGATCTTGGGGCGGAATTCGACCCGGAACGAATGCGGCTCCATCCGCCGCTTGACCTCGGCGATCGCCTCCGGACGAAAGCCGCGCACACCCTTCTTGGTGTCGATGATGTCGACCCAGCGGCCGCCAAAATTCTCCCGCTTCATGAACGCGACCTTGTTGCGAAACTGCGTCCAGTTCGATGCCAAGGTGCGGCCATAAGTAATATTGATGATGGTGGGATCGAGGAACCAGAGCTGGAAAAACACGTCGAGCAGCGAGCGCGGCGTGGCCAACCCGGAGAGAATGCGCCGATAGCCGGCCAGCGGCCTGATCTTGGACAGCACGAACAGTGTGCGCTCGGCTTTGTTCTTGATGACGGTCGACTCGTCGACCACCACGTAGGTCTTGGTCGGACGCCGGCTCAGATAGTTAATCACCAGATCACGAGCGCGGCCCGGCAGGCTGAGCGCCTCGACGTTGATTAACAAAGCGCGCGGACCCTCGTGCGCGAGAAAGTCCGGTACCAGGCCGGTAAACCGAGTAGACGAGAAGCTCGACGACCACACTAGCGTCTTGATCCGGCCCTGCAGATCAAGCGATAGATCGGCCTCCATCGCCCCGACCCAGGTACGATACACACCGCCCGGCGCGATCAGCAAAAAATCCTTGGCCTTGCCGAGCAGCTCGAGTTCGCCAAAGTCATCGAGCACGACCTTGCTCTTGCGCGTTCTCATTGCCATCAACAACGCAAAGTGCAGCCGGCCGCGCATGCGCTGCAGCGCGGCGACCTGGTTCTCGTCGGCCTGACGCCGAGGCTGGTAGCGGGCACTCATGTCGGCTGACTGAGCGATTGACTGAGTGATTGATAGAACACGAAGTTGTCTGCGCGCTCCTTGTCCGACAGCGCCCAGCGCGTGTTGATAGCTCCGAATTCCAAGAGGGTACGATCAATCAGACTGATCCAGCTCAGGTCATGCCACTCGTCATCGGTGAGCGGCTGTTTGGCTGCGAACTTCATCATGGCGTCGTGGCAACGACGTGCCTGCTCGCGCCGAGTCATCGCTTTATCCTCCCTCGCAAAACCTCAAACGGAGATACAGGCGTATCATCGCCGATCGTGAGCTTCCATTTCTTTCCGAGCTGGTTAACAATTTTCCCACGGGTTTGATTGCATTCAAAACACGCCGCCACGACGTTGCCGGGCACGGTGCGGCCGCCCTGCCATACCTGCTCTAAATGGTCCGCGGTCATCGTGCGAGGACTGCACACACCGGCTTGGCCGGCGCTTGCCGGGTCCATCGACCTCCGACACCAAAAGCACAATCCGTCCTGACGCATGAACGCCCGGCGGGCCAGCCGCCGAGCCATGATCTGATCATAGTGAGTACGCTTCAGACTCATGTGCGAGCCCGACAATGTGCGACAAAGCCGGGCTCGCGACGACCGCAGCCATGCAAGGACAAAGTCACAAGGCCACCGCGGTCGCCGGCTTATTCTGCCCCGCGGAGACCGCGCCAAGCAATTCCCATCGCAGCCCACTCAATAACGGCAGCCGGGTCTCACGCACAATGTGCATTGTCCCATTACGCTCGCGATAGACCGAGAACGGTCGGTCGAATATTGCAGCGCGCCGACGCGCCTCGCCGAATGCCCATTCACGAGTAAGGATATCCACCATCAAGCTCCCAGTATCTTGGCAATCGCATCCCAATCCCACGCCCTCGGCCCACCATCCCACCACTCCAGCGGGGTCGCTCCCGATATCCCACCCAACGCCAGCGCCCGCACGTCGGCACCCCGGTAGATGAGCAGCTCGTCGCGCGCTTGTCGCCGAAGGCCCGCCAGGCACCGCCATCGTACGATCACCAATACCCGGCCGCCGGCCCGCAGGCGCCGTTCGATCCAGCCGATTTGCTCGGTCGAAATCCGCACCGCGTTGGTCGCCGTAGTCTTGAACTCGATCCACGTCTCGACTCCTTTCAAGCAAACATTGACATCGGGCACGCCCTGTCCAGTCGACCACGTTTCGACCGACTGAAAATGTGCCGCCTTGATGCGCTCCACAAATAGCGGCCGCAGCCCGCCATCACGCGCCATTGCGTTCTACTTTCCCCAAAATCTTAAGCAGCCCACGTCGCTCCTGATACTCATGCCATACAGTACGAACGACAGAAGCGTGCCTACGGCCATGACATTGCCAGATAACAGTCCATTGACCGTTGTGTACTTCCCACAGCTTACCGATCCATCCCTTTTGATCTGCCGGACGCTCGGCGGTGATTCTCAGCATTTTAAACTCTACCTTGACATCCGATTAAAGATAGCCTTAAAACATAATTTGTCAAATTCAAAGTTGGAGGATTATCGACAGTGGCAATTCGAAACCATAGTCCCGGTCTTAAGCTCGCATTGAAGGCGCTCGAAGGCGGTCACGCCGAGCTGGCGCGGCAGCTCAAGACCACACCGCAAGCGATCTACCAATGGGCCGACATCCCACCTAACCGCGTACTTGACGTCGAGCGCATTACCAAGATCGATCGCGAGAAGCTGCGCCCCGATCTCTATCGTCGGCGGAGACCCTCATGACTATTCGCGGCGCCAATTACGAGCGCAAGCCGAATGATGATTATCCAACGCCGCCGGAGGCGATCGACATCCTATTCGAGCATGTGAGGTTTGGGCCGGTGCTCGACCCCGCCTGCGGAAAACTGCAGCGGATCGTGGAGGCAGCGAAGCGCCACGGTCTACCCGGCATTGGTCGCGACATCATCCTGGGCGAAAATTTCCTCGACAGCGACAGCTGCTACAAACATGACATCGTCACCAACCCGCCCTACGGCGGCCGCTCCGGCCGGCTGGCGCGGGAGTTCATCGAGCATGCCCTGGCGCTGACCGAGGATCACCGAGGTCGGGTGGCCATGCTGCTGCCAGTCGATTTCGATTCCGGCAAGACCCGTCTGCACCTGTTTCAGCACCCAGCCTTCGCGCTCAAGCTGATCCCGGTCGACCGCATCAAGTGGTTCGACAACAAATCCGGATCGATCAATAACGCCTGGTACGTCTGGTGCTGGAGGCACAGCGGCCCGCCGATCCTGCGCTACACCAGGATCCCGGTGTGATGTTTAACCCGTGGCGATGGATCAAGCGCCTCTGGTCACCAGCCACCGAGCTAGTGATCCCGGTCACCGTTCCATTGCCCAAGCAACTCGCACTGGAAGAGCCCGAACTCGCACCGGAAGAGCCTGAACTCGCACTGAAAGAGCCCGAACTCGCACCGGAAGAGCCCAAACTCGCATCGGAAGAGCCCAAGGCCAAGCGCAAATACAATAGCTCCTACATCGGGCTACGCCGCGACCTCGCAGCCATGGCGAACTACATCCTTGACCGCTTCGAAAGCCTGCAGGTTAGACGCTCGGCGGCGGATCACGACGGCCAAAACCGAGCCCGTCTCGGCGAACTCTGGGGCTGCGATTTCCTGATGCTGCACCGCGAGCTTGGCGAACGCATGATCGGCGGCAGCAAGTGGTCCGCCGTGGACGCGACGGCCATCGAGCTGACCGCCACGATCTGGCCGATCGACTACGCCATTGCTGAACTCATGATAGCCGGCGAAGACGGAGCGATTCTCGATGGAATATTCCTGACCCGTATTTGCTCCGTCACTGCCAAGGAGGTGCGCAGCAAGGTCAAACGAGTTGCTCCCAAGATGGTGCGCTACATCATGGGCTACTTCTATGACAATGGGCAGTGGTCAGTTTGCGAGGGCTATGCCGGTTTGTTCGGAGAGAAATGGGTCATTCTGGCAATCGAAGCCGATGAGTGGCCGCTAGAGGAAAAGCAAGTCAGAGAAGACCTGATCAATAGGATATTCACCAGCGCCTTTACCGCCCGCTACGACTGGCACGTCGCGTTCGGAACCATCCCGGGCGGACCGCGGCTGTTGTTTCCAACCAACCCGACCGGCGCCCTGCACCTGTTCAACAACCGCGATCGCACGCCTGGCAAGGCCCGGCGCGAGGCGCTCAAGCATTGGGTCGATGAGCACTACCGCGACAATAACGAGGACCTCGCCTACGTCTGCAACCACCTCCGCGGCCAGACCCAGTTCTCCTGGTCCGGCTTCGACAGCGAGCTGTTCGTTTCTCAGTACGATCTGGAAATGAATAAATTCTTCAAGCTGCAGGCCAAGGAGTGGCGTTCGCAACGCAAGCACAATCGCGTCAAAGTCCATCTGAAAAAGAAGTCACACGAGGAGGCTCACCCGCATGCTTAGCCCCGATCGTCCTCGACGCAAGCTCCTGTTCGACGTCGAAAGCCGCAGCACCGTCGACGTCACCGACGTCGGCCCCTACATCTACGCCACCCACCCGACCACCGAGATCCAGTTCTTCACCTACGCCGTCGACGACGGACCGATCCTGATCTGGCGCCCCGGCGATCCAGTGCCGCAGCCATTCATCGACGCCGCCGAGAACCTCGACACCTGGACCGTCTACGCCCACAACGCCGGCTTCGACCGCCCCATGCACGAGCACATCCTGGTCAAGCGCCACGGCTTCCTGCCGCTGACGCTGGAGCAGTGGCGCTGCACCATGGCGCAAGGCCTGGCGGCGGCGCTGCCAGGGCGGCTAGAGCGGCTGGCCAAGGTGCTCAACCTGGAGCACCAAAAGGACAAAGCCGGCAGCCGGCTGATGAAGCAGATGGCGCGGCCGCGCAAACCGCGCAAAGGCGAAGACCCCACAGCCATCCTCTATTTCGACGACGCCGTACGCATGGCCGGACTCGAGAGCTATGGCGTAGCCGACACCGCCGCCATGCGCGAAGCCCATTACGGCCTGCCGGACCTGATTCCATTTGAACAAAAGGTTTGGTTGCTCGATCAGAAGATCAACGGTACCGGGTTCTACCTCGACCAGGAGTTAGCGCTGGCCGCCAACAAGATCGCCGAGGATGCCCACCCGATCATCAACGCCGAGCTGACGCAGCTCACCAATGGCCAGGTCACCGCCTTCACCCAGGTCGCCAAGCTGACCGAATGGCTGGCGCAATGGGTGCCGGTGGACTCGCTCAACAAGGCCACGATCGAGGAGCTGCTCGACCAGGAGCTTCCCGAGCACGTCCGGCGCGCCCTGGAATTACGTCACCTCGGGGCCCAGGCGGCGGTCGCCAAGGTCGACGCGCTGCTACAGCGCCGCTGCCCCGACGGTCGGGTCAGGGATTGCTTCGTTTACCACGCCGCCGGTACTGGCCGCTGGTCCAGCCGAGGCGCCCAGGTCCACAACCTTAAGCGGCCACAGACCGATTTCAGCAAAGACGAGGGCGCCGAGCTGCGGCGTGCCATCGAGATCATCGGCAGCGGCGACCTCGCCCTGGCACGAGAACATTATGACAACCCGTTATCGGTCATAGGCGACTGCATCCGAGCGATGATCGTCGCGCCGCCAGGACACACCCTGATCGGTGGCGATTTCTCCGGCATCGAGGCACGGGTCACCGCCTGGGTTGCTGGCGAGAAGTCCAAGCTCGACATCTTCCGCGACTATGACGAGGGCCGCGGGCCCGACCCGTACGTGATCTTCGCCGCCTCGGTGTTCAACCGCGACCCGGAGGAGCTGTCCAGGGCCTACAAGGCTGGCGATCCGGTGGCGCGCGAACAGCGCCAGATCGGCAAAGCAGGAGAACTCGCGTTCGGATTCCAGGGCGGAGTAAAGGCCTACCGCCGGTTCTCTCCGGGCGGAGCGCCGACCGCGACCACAGCATCGCAATCGGCCTGGATGAAAATGCACGGCGCCTTTGACCGTACCAAGACGCCGCTGGCCGGCACCACGACTGAGTTCACCGACCTCGAAGTCAACCGCATCAAGAACACCTGGCGCCGTCTGCACCCCAACGTGGTGCGGTTCTGGGACAATATCGACCGCGCCACCTACAAGGCCGTAACCAATCCGGGCTGCACGGTGACCTTCGGCAACCTCGCACTGCGCTGCGACGAGAGTCCGATGCTGTGGCTGACGCTGCCGAGCGGACGCTCGCTGGCCTACCCGCATATCCGCAAGACTCGAGCGTTCTTTTTCGAGGGCAAGATCGTCGAGCACGAGCGCGGCGAAACTTGCGTGCTGTTCAAGGACGCCGCCATGGGACAGTGGCGCGACGTCAAGGTCTATGGCGGCCTGCTCACGGAAAACATCGTGCAGGCAGTGGCGCGTGATCTGCTGGCCGAGGCCATGATTCGTGTTGACCGCGCCGGGTTCAAAATCGTCGCCCATGTGCACGACGAGATCGTGATCGAAATGCCGAAGGCGCGCGCCGCGGCGGCGGAGGTCACCTTCACCAAGCTGATGTCGCAGTGCCCGCCGTGGGCCAAAGGGTTGCCGATCAAAGTCGGCTCATGGAGCAATGACCGCTATGTTAAATAATCCACTGCGTCACATTCTGATCGAAGATTCTGCCGAGGTTGTCGACTTCATATGCGGCCCGTTCTTGCTCGAACGTATGGGCAAGAACGACATGGCCGTGATCAACGGCCTGATCGCGTCGATCGCCATCTTGGTTAAAGTTCACTGCGACAAAACCGGCCAGGACCTGGACGAGACCGTGCAGCTGTTTCACGACAGCCTCGACGCGGCGGTCGACATTGTCGCAAACAAATAAACATTCGCTTGACAACCCGTATGCCTGTCGCCAAAGATCGCGCGATGAATAGACTAAAAATATGCGCCGTGTGTGGCGGCAGCTTCTGCTTGTTATCGCGCAAGCTGACATGCTCGGACAAATGCCATCGCGAACGCAAACGCATGGCAGATCGCAAATATCGTCGGGGGCCTTATCGTGAGCACAAACGCGCGCAAGACCGCGCCTATCGTGAAGGGCCTATGCGCGAGCAACTTCTTGCAGGCAAACGCGAATGGGGCGCGGCCAATCGTGAGCGGATTCTGCAGCAGAGACGCGAATATCGTGAAGCCAATCGCGAGCAGATCAACGCATCTAAACGTGTGCCTGCAAGATTGCTCGCCTGCGTAGTATGTGGTGGTAGTTTCCAGACTAAAGTCTCGCGAAAACTGACCTGCTCGGCCGCATGTGCTCGCAAGCGCAAACACACGATCCGCGACGAAGCGCATCGGGACCAGATCATCGCGCAGAAACGTGCATGGAACGCAGCGCATCGTGAGCAAATCAAAATATCGAACCGCAGATACGTAGAAGCCAATCGCGAGCAGATCAACGTACGCCGACGTGACTCACGCCATCGTCATCAGGAGTGGGTCAATGCGGTGTTTCCGCCTCGTCCACCGTGCCCTCGAGTCAACGCAGCCACGCTCAGCCCTCAGCATTATCGGGAATGGGTTAATGCAGTGTTTCCACCTCGGGCAAAAGGAAGGCGCGGTGGCGAGCGACCGGGAACAGGGCGGCCCAGAAAGGGTGTTACGCTGCCATTGAAAGTCTGCGTGTGCGGCAAAAAGTTTCGGGCTAAGCGAAGCACCTGTTCGAGAGCTTGTTACCGTAGCTACGTCTACGTTGCAGGACTGCCGCAGTATCCATTGTCGCAGGAAAGGCGTGGGGGCTGGCGCCCAGGCGGCGGGCGTCCCCGAACGACCCCGTTGGACTCGCATGTTATGGCGTGGAAGTGGCACGTTGCGGGATTGTCGCCGGTGCCGTCGGCGCAAGGGCGCGGTGGCAAACGCCCAGGTGCAGGGCGTCCCCGAATGAACCCGGTCGGATACGAACGCAAGTTCCAAATATCCTACGCAGTCCTGAAGAATCTCGGCATCTCACTGGAACATCTGCCGACGCGCTACCAGCAAATGCGCATCGCATATGAATCGCTGAAGCAGCTTGGAGTATTGATACCAGAAGAGAAAGGAAATTAAACATGACGGATATCCACCCCAACATTGGCACGCTGGGACAGACACGCTCGACTTGGCGCGATGATAATCATCTACGCGGTTTGCTGCTTCGGTTGGTCATAGAAAATCCGCAGGCCAATCGCGAGGAGTTGGAAGCACTTTATCTTGACAAGGCCGAGTCAAACTCAACGCTAGTCGAAGAAGCACTTCGCCGCTCCTTTGATAACGACTATTGGCAGCTACAAAGGCCAGCGAAACGACGACGTCAGCTACAAAGGCCAGCGAACCGACGACGTCCGCCGACCGAGGCCGAAATTACCGCCGTGGCAGAGCAGCTCCGAGTCGTCGTGCTGCTGGATCTGGTCCTGCCCAATGGCAAGAAACTACGCGAGTGCTCCGGCCAAGAATGTCGACAGGCAGGTGGTTGGTTAACAGCGGTAGCTGACCGTATCGGCAATCGCGGCATTGTCGGCGAGAAACTTAGTGAGGCTGAAGTTGCCGCGCTTTATGCTAATCCGAAGAGCAGAAGGAAAAAAGGCAAAGACTGACGCGACGAAACAACAGAGTCCCACATTCTGATAAACTCAGGGCGTGGGATTTTCTTTTAAAGCAGCACTTGACACCGTCAAAGTGCGAGGATATTAAAGGCCAGCTTTAAACGACCAGTCACCGTCAAACACAAAGAGAACCGTCATGAAGACCTACCGATTCACCCGCCGGCTCGCCGACGGCTCGACCTATATCCTCGGCCACGCCGTACAGAACGAGGCCGGCTGGCGCTTCCTCCCCAACGTCGCCTCCCGCAAGCCCAGCCGCAAGGCCCACAAGTCCTTGGAGAAATGCCTGCCGCGCTGGGTCGGCTATCCCGACCATTGCCAGAGCGAGGTGGTCAGCCGTGGCTGATTTCATTTGCCAGTACGGCAACTGCGAAGAGATCTGTACGCCGATTCTCATCAGCAACAAGGTGACGCTGGAGCGTGCGCGGTTCTGCTGCCGCGAACATGCCGCGCTCTATCTCCTGCGCAACGCCTCCATGGCAACCTACGACCGTGTGCAGGAACAATTCCGGAAGGATTTCCCGTGAGACACGTCGGCACTCCGACATGGCGCCATGACTGCGAGCGCTGCCGCTTTCTCGGCCAGACGATCGGCGGCGGCCGGCTGCATGATCTCTATGTTTGCGAGCGGATCGGCAGCGACGGCCGCGAGATGTCGCCAAGCGTGATCGCCCGCTACGGCGACAACGGGCCGGAGTATTATTCCATCGACGCCAACTACGCCCATGCCACCGGTCACGCCGAGCTGTTCGCCGCGGCCTGGCTGTGGCGGGTCAGCGAGGAGGAGCAATAGCCGTGTCCGCCGACATCCCAGCCTGCGACATACGTGCTCCGCGGGCCGGCGAATTCTTTCGGATCAATCCTGATCCAGCCTTCCACACCGACGTCGCGCTGGTGCACGATCCCGAGGACAACAAGCTGTACAAAATTGCGCCGGAGCTTGTGCCCGAGGCGATGGAGCGCATTCCCGATAAGGTCAAGCATTGCACTATGTTCTTGGCACAGAACCAGGACGGCGAGATATTCCTCTGGCCGGTCGAGAAACCGGTCCCGGCCGAGCACCCAGTATACCGAGCAATGACCGAGTGGATTTCAATTCGACTGCAATCATAACAGGAGCAAACCTATGTCAGTCGTCACACCAGCGTTCAAGCAATTTGGCGAGCGCAAGCGGCCAGGGTTCTCGCGTCGTTCGCGCGAAACCAGTGTGGGCGCCAGCGAGATCGGTCAATGTGAGAGGAAGATCGGCTACGAGAAGCACGACGCCGATCAGGACGAAGAGTTCATCCGGACCTGGGGCGCGGCACAGCGCGGCATCTCGATCGAGAAAAGTTTTTTCGTCCCGGCGATGAAAAAATTCTACGGCGAGAACTTCATCGCCGCTGGGTCGAAACAAAAGCGCCTGGTCGACGGCAACCTCTCGGCCACGCCGGACGCGCTGCTGGTCAACCAGCCACGCAATTTGCTCGCCGGCCTGATGGTGCCTGACATCGGTCCCTCCGGATGCGTGGCGGTGGAATGCAAAACCGTGGACCCGCGCGTGAACCTGTCGAAGCCCAAGCCCGAGCACATCTTCCAGGTCGTGGTGCAACTGGGATTACTGCGCAAGCTCACGGAGTATCAACCGGACTACGCGCTGTTGTCCTACATCAATGCTTCGTTTCTAGACGACGTCGTCGAGTTCGTGATCGAGTTCGACGAGGCGGTATTCGCAGAGGCGTACAAGCGCGCCGACAAGATCATCAACGCCACCGCGGCGGCGCAGCTCAAGCCCGAGGGCTGGATTGCCGGCGGCGGCAGTGAATCCGGCGAGTGCAAATACTGTCCCTACGCTACCGCCTGTAGGGCGCTACGCGGCGACATCCCGCTAGGAATAGACAAGCTCGGCTTTAACGACCCGCAGTTCATCGCCGAGGTCACCGACCTGGCATACCAGGAACGCGAGCGTCACGCCGCCGTGAAGGAGGCCGACGCACTGCATCGTGAGGCGCAGGAAAAAATAAAGGAGCGGATGCGCGAGAGAAGCTTGCGGACTCTGAAAACTTCCGACATCAATGTGGTCTGGTCGACCGTCAAAGGCCGACCGTCTTACGACTGGCCAGGCATTCGCGCCGCAGTCGCTGAAGCTGGACTTGACCTTAGCCCTTACGAAACCACAGGCGAGCCTTCGGATCGCCTGAGCGTCACCGTCACGAAACGCGACCGACTTGTTACCAAGCGTGCGTCCTGAATCTGTGCATCATTCCGAGGCGCAGATGTCACCGTCAACAGAAGGAACTTTAAATTATGACTACCAACGGAAACAACGGTAACCTTCCCGCCATCCCCGCCAGCGGCGATCCCTGGTCGGACTATGCCTCCGAGGCCAACGCTCGCGGCCCGATCCAGGGCCTGCTCCTGCGCTTCACCAAGCACGGCGATTACCGCGCCGGCCAGGATGGTGAGGATGTGCCGGAGGGCACGCGCATGCTGGTCTACATGCCCGGCCTGCAGCGCGGCTGGGTCAAATGGGAGGACCAGAAGCCGATCCGCCACATCATCGGGCTCGTGGCCGAGGGCTACAAGCCGCCGCCACGGTCATCGCTGGGCGACATGGACCAGGCAGAGTGGCCGATGCTCAACGGCCGCCCGATCGATCCCTGGCAGAACACCAACTACGTCACCATGCTGGACGAAGGCGGGCAAATCTACACGTTCGTCACCGCCTCCAAGGGCGGCCTCTCGGCACTGGGCGAGCTGGTCGACCAGTATGCCAAGCGCCGGCGGATGAAGCCGGACGAGATTCCGGTGATCGAGCTGCACGCGCGTTCCTACCAGCACAAGGAATACGGCGAGACGTTTGCGCCGCAGCTCAAGGTGACGGGCTGGGCGCAGATCCCGGAGAACTTCACCGAGCTGGCCTCGGCGATGGAGCCCGAGGGTGAGGAGGGCGAGGGCGTTCCGTTCCAGCTCTCACCGCCGCCCGCGGCCCAGACCGAGGAAGTCTCGGCTCCGGCGCCGCGACCCGCTCCGGCTCCTGGCAAGCGGCCTCCGGGTCGGCCACCGAATGCCACCGCGCCGAAGGCGGCGGCCGCAGCTGCCGCCCCGGCGCCCAAGGCTGCCGCCGCTCCGCTACAGTCGGTACAGGGAGGCAAGCGGCCAGTGAAATTCTAAACAGCCCATAGGCTAAAGCAGTCGGAGGGCGGCAACTTTTCTGGGCGATTAGTTGCCGCCCTCCTTGTCCCAACTCCTGTATGCGCAGGGGCGGAACAATGGGTATCCCGGCAGATTTCCTGCTCGAAGCCTTTGCCGGACGCTCACAGGCGCCGGTCTGTATTTTGTGCTTGCCCAATATTCGCGGCGCGTTTCCACCAAGCGAAATCTACACCCGCGATCTGGCCGAGGCCGAAGCCTTCGTCAAGGAAAAGGACGGTCCTGGCGCCGCCATTTATTTCGGTGCCAATACTACCTTGCCGGGACGCAAACGCAACAAGGACAATGTTGCGGAGATCGTCACGCTGCACGCCGATCTCGATTTCAAGACCATTGCTGCAACGCCAGACATCATCGAACAGGTCCTGCGCGCGCTGCCATTGCCACCGTCTACGATCGTGGATTCCGGTAACGGATTTCACGGTTACTGGCGCTTTCGCGAGGCGCTGCCGCCGGAGCTGCGGGAGCGGATCGAGGCGGCACTGCGGCGCCTGGCCTGGGCATTGGCCGGCGACCCGGCCGTTTGCGAGATCGCCCGCATCATGCGGCTTCCCGGCTCGCACAACACCAAGGACGGCGCCTGGAAGCCGGTCCTGGTGCGCTGGAATAGCGGGCGGGAGTATTCCTTCGAGGAGCTGGACGAGTGGCTGGGCGGGCTCGAGAGCCCGTTGCTGGCCCGTCTGGCGCCGCCACCCAAGGCCGGCAATGGCCACGCACGCGCCGGCCTGGCGGGTGCGGATGACACATTCGGGGCCTATGCCGCCGAGATTAAACCGATCCCGATCGACGTCGAGAACGAACTCGACGCCATGGAGTTTGGCGGCACGGATGGCAACGGGGTGAACCTGACCCAGCTCCGCGTGATCGGCTCACTCCTACACGATGAGACGCCAATCGAGCAGGCGATCGACTACGTGGTCGACGCCACCTGGGCGCGCATCCCCGAGGCCATGGGGTGGAACCGGGCAGCCGAGGTTGCCCAGCTGCGGGATATGACGGTGCGAACGATCAAGGGCCGCCCCGAGCTGCTTGACCTGCAGGAGAATGTCCCGCGGTGGCTGGCCCAGCGGTTGGGCATAAGACAGACGGTAGAACCAGGGAAAGAGCCGCCGCTTAAAGCACTATTCGACGCCGCGACCGCGGCAGGGTCCAAGGCCGAACCAGAATCGGACGGGGAGCCTAAGCCCGAACCGCCGCCCAAGCCGCCGGGGAAGGGCCCAATTATCCTCAAGCGGTTGTTTCTTGAGGAGCTGCAGATACGGGCGGTGATCGCTCGCAAATGGGTGGTGGATCAGTTCGTCCTGGCCGGCCAGCTCAACGGCCTGTTCGGCGACGGTGGCGTGGGCAAGGATTATTTGCTGCTGCAGCTGGCGATCGCCATGACCTGCGGCGGCCAGTGGCTGGGGCGCGAAGTGTTGCAGGGCCGGGTGATCTATTTCCCGATCGAGGACGACCTCGATGAGGTGCGTCGGCGCGAGAGCAAGATCACCACGTTCATGGCCTCGAACGGGATCTACGAGCCGCGCGACCGGGAGTTGATGATCGTGCCGATGGTGGGTGAGGACGCCGTGCTCGGGGTCTATGACAGCCGCCGCGGCGTGGTGCAGCCGACTGGGGTGTTCGCCGCCATCGAGAAGCTGGTCGCCGAGTTCAAACCCACGCTGGTGATCGTGGGCAACCGGGTCAATATTTTTTCGGTCAACCAGAACGACGACGCCCACGCGGTGCAGAGTCTGCGGCTGCTTTCGGGCCTGTGCGCCAGGCACGAGACCGCGGTGCTGATGCCGGGTCATGTCAGCGTGACGGGTATGAACACCGGCTCGGGCACCTCGGGCTCGGTGCAGTGGTCGAACGGGGTGCGGCTGCGCGGGTACCTGCAGCGGCCCAAGGACGAGGAAACAGGAGCAGCCGATCCTGACCGGCGCGTGTTGCAGATCATGAAAACCAACTGGGGGCCGCCCGATCAGCAAATCGAATTGAAGTGGAGCGAAGGGCTGTTCGTTGCTGATGGGTTCAACATCACACCGCCGCAGCCGGAGCCTGGCGAGAGCACGGATCAGATGCGGGCGCGGCAAAAGCTGGCGATGGAAAGCGACGTCGAAGCCGAGTGCTTGCGGATGATCAACAAGGCGATCGCGATGGGGATCAGAATGAGCCCGCAGCCTCGGAGCAACAACAATCCAGCGACGATGTTCGCGCGCGATGACCGATTTACCGAGTGCAAATATCGCGGGGAGAAGGGTGCCAAGCAGATGAATCAGGCGATCGGCCGATTGTTCATGCGCGGGCTGATCCGAGCGCAGAGTTATGGGCCGCCCTCCGATAAAACCAAGGAGATCGTGCTGGGTGAAAAGGATGATTGAGTTGTAACAACCAGAATCCACACGAAATAACCGGTTACCTCCAGAAAACATCGGATGCGTGGAGGGTGTGCGCGGAGGCAATAATTAAAAAATGCTGTGGTCTCAAGAGTTTATTTTTCTTCCACGCATAGCCCTCCACGCATTATGCGTGGAGTTTCGCGTTAAATCCTTATGCGTGGAGGTGAGCATATATCATAAATTGAAAAGCATTGAGATGTGCTGATAAGATCGATGCCGACGAGGGCTCCACGCATGGCTCCACGCATAGGGTCAGAGCCTCCGCCCTCCGGTCCTATATACTACGTATATGGGCGGGGCCCTCCTGAAGGTCGGGCCCCCGCCCTTGTGTGCGATCGCTTCGGCGCTGTGGTCTTGAGGATGACACCGGGCTGGGGCGGACCCTTGGATCAAATCGGAGTTTGAGCTGTGCCGGAATTGAAAGCGATCGAGACACGATACCGGGGCTACCGCTTCCGTAGTCGGACGGAGGCGCGATGGGCAGTGTTCTTGGACGTTTTGAAAATTGAGTGGGAATATGAGGTGCAGGGATTTGAGACTGAGGCGGGGCGGTACTTACCTGATTTTTGGTTGCCAAAGATTGCGACGTTCTTTGAGGTGAAGCCGATGTTCAGTGACGCTTACACTAGGGATGAGGCGTTGCTTTCGGTGATATTCAATCGGGACAAAGAATATACTCAGGTCAAGAGGTTGATGAGCAGTCTCGTGGATATGTCTGGACATCGTGGGGTGATTGCTGTTGGCGCTCCCAGTAGCTTTAAGCCACCGGTGCTGTACGAGTGTGATGGTCCTAGGGCCTTTCCAGAGTATCGATTTTCTCAGGCACGGATTGGGTGGTTTGTTGGGTCGAAGGAGATGTGGAAGGCGCATATTCAGCAGCATAGCAACGATCGATATTTGTACAGTTTGCTGGGCGGTCTGATTAGCCGGACGGACGAGGCTATGTTGCAGGCGCAACAGGCGCGGTTCGAGTTCGGGGAGAGTGGCTAACCCACTGTGCGATTTCGGTCCTTCGGCTCTTGCGTTGATCACTCGACCTGGCGTAGGACTCAGGGCGGACGGACTGCGGATCATCTTCGGGACCTATGGCGTTCTGGGCGACGCTCGAGACCGAGAGTCAACGCGAATCAATCGTTCGGCTGCTGATCATGCGGACCGGCCGGGAGACGTACCTCCCGCGGATCAAACATCACGCACGAGTCACGCCGTTATTTCCTCGCTACTTGTTCGTCAAAATCGTCGACGACCGATGGTGGGAGGTTCGTTGGACCCCGCATGTGCTGCGGATCCTTACGTTCGGAGAATATCCTCAGGCTGACGTCAGGCTCGAAGCTGCGATCGCGATGATCAAAAAGCAGGAACGGGACGGTCTGGTAAAACTTCCGGCCGCGGTGGCTTTGCGCAGGGGCGCCCCGGTCCGGATCAAAAGCGGAAGTTTTGCAGGCCACATCGGTATTCACGACGGCATGAGCGGAAAGGACCGGCAACGGGTCCTGCTCAAAATGCTGGGTCAGACCGTCCCGGTCGAGCTGCCCAATACCGACTGCCAACCTCTCACCGACCCACAGCTGCTAGAGAATTTACGGGCCTGAGGCCCCAAGGCGTTGCGCCAGGCGTCGAGTTGCGCTAGAGAATCACCATCCCACAAACCCGGTAAGCTGTTATTTGCACGCGGAAATCCCTGAATTGGGGACCTCCGTGAGTCGCAGCGCGCTGTTCAAAGCCTTGAAAAGACTGCGTTCGAAGCGCCGGAGTTTGTGGGAACTCACGCCGATTGCTTCGATCATTGGGCGCCCGGCTGGTTCATCGTCCACCCAGCCTGGGCGCCCTTCCTCATCCCCGCAAACCGGGTCCTGATGCGCCTGATGCAGGCAGCCCCCAGGCAGGTAGCCTCCTGCGGCAAATCGAACCGGTGGCCTCCGTAGCTCCCTCCAGAGCTGGAGGTACTCGAGTAAGTTCACAGATTTCGCTTGGCATTCATGGATTTTGCATTCATGGATTTCGCAAACAAATAAATCACAGTTTTCGCAATTCAATTGGGGAAATTGGGTGATGGATCTGGCGTTGACCGAGGGCCCTACCGGCGGGGCGATCGCGCACCGGGCCGATTGTCCGCAAGTTCGCGCGCTGGCGGCCGCGGGCCAGCCAGTCATGACGATGCTCGGTTGCGAGAAGCCGCTGCCTGACGACGTGCCGCGGCATTCCTGCCTTGGGCCCGAGCAATCTGACTTGTTCGATTCATAGTTTTCGCAAATTCACAGATTTCGCAAATTCATGGATTTCGCAAATTCATGGATTTCGCAATTCATAGATTTCGCTTAGCAGAACCCGGCGCGTCCGCGCCTGGACACGTCGAGGCGACGGAGCGGCGCCGGGCTGCTACGCGCAGGCCGGCGCCGACCGAGGCTGAGGCGAGCTTGCTTGCGCGCTAGGTCTTGTCGGGCACACGCACGAAGTCGGCTTTGGGCTTCGAGCTGGCGTTCTTCGGGCCCCAGCCTTTGCGCACCAGGCACTCGGCGCGGTAGGTGTTCCAGGCCGCGAGCCCAGGCGTGGCCTTGCGCTCGGCGCTCTCGCGCCACTCGGCGCCGCAGGTCCGCATCACGTCCGTGAACGTGATCTTGGGTGCGGCGGGCGCGGCGGTCGGCGCCGGTGCCTCCTGCCCGGCGGCGGTGCCGAGCGAGAGCGCGACCAGGGCGGCCGCGAGGATGGTTTGTCGCATGGTGTCGGTTTCCTTTTCGGTTCGGTTCGGTTGTCGGGGTCCGGACCATCCGGCGCCCTCTGTCGTTTCAGTATTGATAACGTATGCCTAGGTTCAAAAAGAGTCAAGAATTATTTTCGCAAACAAACAAATAAATTGAAAGGCGCTCAAAGCCGCTAGGGCGGTCGCTGGTGACGTGAAAAAGCCCGGCTAGTCACCTAGCCGGGCCCTCCTGGAAACGAGCGTACGGGCTCGCTAGCGCCTTCGGTTTAGTCTTGTTCTGTTAGCCCGTCGCAAAAGTCGCGCGTTACCGCCTCAAGTTCACCGTCGGTCGGTTCGACCGTTGAATAAACTACGGCTAGTAGTTTTTCGATCACGACATAGGCGGGTCGCAATGCTTCGGGCAAGGTGTCGCGGGCTTCGGTATGGTCCATTAGGTCGCCCAGATTATCTTCGCTGCAAACGTCGACCGTAAACGCTGCGCGAACCTCCGAAGGCGCCGCAACCGCGGCCGCGATAGTCGCATCAATTGCCGCGTCGGTCGCGGTACACTCCGCCGCATCGGCAATTGACCAGCAACCGGCGCCGTATGGTTCAGCTGAAAATGCGGGCGCCGCAAACGCAAACGCCGCAACGGTAGCAAGTAGAATCCGTCTCATAGGGTAGTCCTTTCATTTTCCGTTCTGGTGTCCGGCAGAATTGCCGATCATGGCGCCCGCGGGCGCCATGCGCTGCAATTCGGCTTTAGTGAAGCAACAAACCGAGCGCAATTAGCGCGCAAGCGCCTAATGCAATCGGTCCGATTTTCCACATTGCCCGAAAAATTAGAATGTTGAGATAGTTCCAAGCTGAACCGAGCAAGAAAAGCGCCGCGGCCAGCAACATTACGAGTATTTCCGGGTTGGCGTTAAAATAGTGTTGCATTGTCCTATCTCTCGATTTTGTTTGTTTCCGGGTGCCATTCCGACTTTATGACGGGGTCACCTATCGAGTCGGTTTCGTCCGTGTCTTCGGTTTCGCAATCATAATCCCATAGTTCGACTATGACTCCGGGCGGTATGTTCTGAATCTCTTGAACAACGCCACCCGACACGATAATTCGAATCCGGTTCATGCTGCATTCTCCCGCACAACAAACCCGGACCGATCGCGCTTTGCCTTGTTTCCCTTGGGCGAAAGCCATACCACGACGTTTGCGGGGTCCAGGTGTCGCAAGTCGTGTTCGTCACCGTCGATTGTGCGGTATCCGTTCCATTGCTTGGGGCGCGGCAATGCTGACACCACAGCAACGTTGCGGCCCTCCTGCAAAAGCTCGATGGCTTGCGCGTCGTTTTCTTCCGAGCGCGAAAACGTCAAGTAGTAGTTTGCTGGCAATGCGCGCTTGAACCGGCGCGCGCTTTTCGTGTAGTCGACAAATTGCACCGCGGGAAACGCGCTAAAGATAGTATGGGCGCCCGGCGTTACAGTGTGGCCGCTGATCGCGCTCAATTCTGCGGCGAATTCCGGCGTCACCATCACGCGCAAGCCTTCGTATGCGATATCGGTCGACCCGTTCGGCCGCAACACAAGCTTGACGCGCTTGCGCTTTGCGGTGCGAATTGCCGCGGCGCTGTGGCGTAGCATTTCGAGCATGTAGGCTTGTCGGTCGCGCATGAAGTAGCGCGCCTTGCGTTCGCGAGAATCGCGGACCGAATTAGTCCAATCGGTCGCGGCCGATACCATCGAAGCTTGACCGGATTCGCGGCCAAGGCAAAGCGCAATGCAACCCGGACTAGCATCGGGGCACAAATTGCCGACCCCGGCGGATTCATGCGGCGCCATGTAGTTAATTCCGTTCAGGTAACGGAACTTTGCCGCTTTGATAGCCTTGGGGCTATCGAACGAATAAAAGCGCTTGAATTGCATTTTAGTCTCTCCTGGTGTTCCGAGCGGCTTCAACCGCCCTTCTGAACATTAGTCGCTAATACGTATGCCTAGGTTCAAAAGAAAATGCAAGAATTATTTTGGAAATAAACCAACAAAAAAAAAAGCGCCCCGCGGGGCGCCCTCTTGGTTCAGATTCTGGTGATACATTCAGGGCCGAATCCCTGGTGAACCGAAGTCGGGACCGTAAGCTTGCGACCACAGCGGCCGCATTTTCCTTCCGTCCATATTTCGAGCTGATCGGGCAAGCGGCCGCGAACCAAGGCGCGCCATGTCCAATCGAAGGCTTTAGCGGAGGGCGCGTCGCGGGAAACGTCACCGGGGCGTGGAACCTTGCGACCGAGCCAAAAAATGTCGCGCGAAATGCGACCTAAATATTTGTAGTCGGATTCGTTGTTTTGTCCGACCAAAAGCCCGACAAAATGACAAAGCCCGTCGTCGCTAACGGAAATGCGATAGGTGAACCGGGCGCCGGTTTTCTTGCTTGCGAGCGTAAATGTTGCGTTACCAGCGCGCAAGAATTTGAGCGCGTCGGGCGCCGTCGTGAGCTGTCCGCGCATATCGGCGCCCTTGGCGGGCGCGGGGTCCGCGTCAAGGTTTATATCGTGATCCAAGCCCGCGAAAATGTCAGAGTGATTGCACATTGCTTGAGTCTCCTGGTGTTGCGAGCGGCTTCAACCGCCCTTCTGAACATTAGTCGTTAATATGTATGCCTAGGTTCAAAGGAAGAGTCAAATAAAAAAGGCGCCCCGCCCGCGGGGCGCCTTTTCGGAGTGATCCGGATCAGGATCGGGGCGGGCGCGCGTTGCGGCCCTTCGGGGTAACGGCGCCCGCCTTGTTCAGAAGGCCTTTACTGATCAGCGAATCCTTGGCCGCTTGCCATTGCTCGCGGGTCGGGAATTGCGGCGTTGAGTCGTCGCGGCGCCAAGGATATTCCGCTTGAGTCTTGGCCATGGTGTAACGGTCTTGACCGTTATAGCTCGACTTGAACGAACACGTTGCGCTTAACACAATCGACTCGTGTTCGCTCAATTCCGGCGCCGGCGCCGGTAACAGGGCCGCGGCGTTGTCCGGGTGCACGTAGAACGTCAATCCCATATCCTTGCCGCAAAAGAGCGAGTGTTCGACTACGGCAAAGCCGGGCTTTAGCGTAATGTGCTGATCCTTGCGCGACGAATCCCATGGCGCCGACATATTGTCGGACGCGGCGATAGCGTCACCAGTAGCGAGCTGAACAAACCGAAACGTGTTGCGGGTACCGCCGGACCATAGACCAGCGTCCGAAGGAATCGTGACTTGCGTCACCACGACAGCCTTAAACTTTTTGCCCGTGTATCCGCCGCGCAATTGCGCGGGAATCATCGCGGCGTCTAGATAGATTGCGTTCATGTCGGAGTCTCCTGGTGTTGCGAGCGGCTTCAACCGCCCTTCTGAACATTAGTCGTCAATACGTATGCCTAGGTTCAAAGGAAGAGTCAACTTATTTTCGCATCAATCCAATCGAGACACGGTCGCGGGCGATAAACCGAGCGGCGCCCACATCGGCCAATATTTCGTCGCGCGCGTTCCACCATGCAAAGCGCTTATTTGGCGCCGCGACATAGTAGCAGCGGGATTCGCGGATCGTGGTTCCGTCGGGCTTATCCCAATGCAGAGTCACGCGCCATTGTCGGACCGTCGGAATATTGCGGGACATTAGCGAGCCCTCGCAAACGTCTTGACCTGATCGCGGGTAATTTCCCAAGGCGCGTCATATTTTGGCACCATACGAATCGCCTCGGTGCGAATTGCCTCGATAATCTTGCAAGCAACCGACTCTTCATAGTCGTTAGTCTCGCAAGCCTGATAATCGAAACAAGAGCAACCGCTAAGGATCAGCCCGACAAGCTTGTGTTGCGGCAAAGACTCGAGCCCTGCAAACGGGCTGAACTTATAGGACGCGACCGACTCGCCCTCGCGACCGGGCGCCGTTTCCTCGGTTTCGTTTGGATAACGGTTCAGAACCGAGCGAAGATTCTCGCCTAGCAAGATTCGACCGGTTTCGGTCGCGTTGTCGCTGGTGATATCGATGCAACGGGCGGGACCGTCGACGAAATAGCGCAAGCGCTGCGACACCGCGAAAGTCACAAGCGCGTCAATATGATCGTGCGAGACAACAAAAGCAGACATTGGGATTCTCCTGGTGTTTGCGGCTTCAACCGCGGTTGAGACTTAGGCGAGGGCGAGCGCGACCGCGCGCAAGCCCATCTGGCGGATGGCGTACCGGTCCGCGCGCATGACGCAAAACGAGACCTGAAAGCGGCCGAGTCGGATAAACCGGATTCCGCCGACGCGCTTGTTAGAGTAGTTGAACATTTTCCGTCTCCTGGTTCCGAGCGGCTTCAACCGCCCTTCTGAACATTAGTCGTTAATACGTATGCCTAGGTTCAAAAGGAAATGCAAGAAAATTCGACACCTGGAATCAAATTAAATAGACTAGGATTCAAAGTCGGAGGGCCCGGAACCGGGCTCGGTTCAGGGCAAGGGCCCGAAAAACCAGGGCTTGAACGGTACCCGACTACCAAATGACGGGCCGACTCGCCGGAACAAAACTAAATTAGCAGGCTAATAATGCCGAAGGGCGGAATTCGCGCGGGCGCCGGGCGCCCCAAGGGCTCGGGAAAAGGCCATCGGGTCGTGGTCGAGAATCCCGACGGGCTCATGCCTATCGAATGGATGCTAGCGGTTATGCGCGACCCGCTAACCGAGCCGTTACGCCGCGACCGGATGGCGGAAATAGCGGCGCCCTATCTGCATTCGAGACTCGCCGCGGTGTCCGTTACTGGTGAAGTGAAGGGCAGCACGTCAAACACCACAAACAACACGGTTAACATCTTTGCGGTGCCGCGCGGCGCCGCAGTGAATCTCAAAGATGGAACGGTCGAAGTCGAAGGCATTGCGACCACGGACCTAGCAGCGCTTGAACCGTTCGAAGGCACACCCGCGCTCCCGGATCAGAGCGACGCGAATCGGGGCACGCAACCACCCAAGGGCCCGTTGCCCGTGCACGGTGTCGACACTAGCAACGTAACACGACTCAAGCGACCTGGTGAACCGGGCGCCATGGTGCAACGGGTATTTGATGCGCTCGACAAGCGCGACACCAGCGACACTGGCAACACCAGCGACTCGAGCGCGTGAACCAGGGCCCGCGCCGGGGCTCGCGGCCGCTCGGCAATGCACTAAGCCGCATGCCATAAGGCTAATGCGCGCCTAGCGGGCGGTACACTAAGCCGCCCGACGGGCGCCCGGCGCCGTCGGCAGTATGGTCCCCAGTATGGGCAGGATAGCGCGGGCGCCAGATAGTCCAGTAATATCAATGGGGCGACGCGGACACACTATCCGCGCCTAGCAGAAGCTATTCTGAAACCCGTTAGCTAAAAGCGTCGAAATTTGGGGGCGGCACGCCCTCTCTATGGTTTTCAAGCTTTTGATTTTTGCGGAGTTTTTGCAAAAAATTTTTTCCCGCGTAGGAATAAAATCAATGCGCCTACCGATACCCGACGACTGCGGCCGCGCTGCCCGAGAGCTGATTGCGCACGGCCTGGACCCGAACGAGCACCTTGAGTTCATGCGCGGCGACGAGGTCAGCCTCCACGGCACCGCCCGCGCCTTCGCCACCCGCACCGTGGTCGAGACCCCGAACGGTCCCCGTCACGCGCCCTACCGGCCCTTCGATCGCACGGCAATGGTGCGTCTGGGCCTGGTGGTAGACCCGCCGGTGCGGCGAAAGCGCCGGCCGGCAAGATTGATCGTCCAGGACTGAAAACGCACGTACGGGCTCCTCGTCGCCTCGGGAACGCAATGCCTTCAAATGCGGAGAAACGGGCCCTGATTGCGACCGCCCTGAACGAGGCGCTGGCCACACGGGTGATCCGGCTGTTTGAGGCGCTGTGTTCGGCAGAGAACATAGAGCTGGGGTTGATCCGGTTTAGTGAAGGAATGACCCAGGCTATGGAAGCCTACGAGGCAGCGAATGACCCCAATGCCCCGTGGTGCGGCGGCCGCCGGCTGGACGTGTAATGCGGTTCCGGCCGGCGGACGACCCACGCAACACCGTCGATGACATCCCCGGGGTCACCACCGACAAGACCGAGCCCGGGACGCCGGTGGAATGGGAGGATAATTTTCTCTCCAACACCTTCGCCTGGGCCAGCTACCGGCTGGTCCCGGATTGGTGCCAGACCCCGGAGCACTTCACTTCGCGGTTCACGCAATACCTCTTTACCGACTGTCCCTGCTGCCTGTTCTGGCGCGGATTGACCTTTGGCTACGTGGTCGGCGGCGTTGTCGGGGCCATCGTCGGCATGATCGTGATGTGGTTGGGTGCGCAATGGTTGCACTAGTGATGGGCGAGAACTTCACCCGCACGCTGTTCGCCAAGAACGTGCGACACAAGGCCCTGTATGGCGGCCGCGGCTCCGGCAAGACCTGGTCGATCGGCTCCTACCTGGTCTACACCGCCAACACCGAAAGGAAGCGCATCATCTGCGCCCGGCAGTTTCAGAACTCGATCCGGGACAGCTCCAAGGATCTGATCGAGCGCCGCATCCGCGACTTCGAGCTGGACCGCGAATTCAGTCTGACCGACCGCGCCATCACCCATCGCAAGACCGGCTCGGAGTTCTTGTTCATCGGGCTCGAGCGCAACATCGAGAGCATCCGTAGCTTGGAAGGCGCCGACATCGTGTGGATCGACGAGGCCCGCACCATCTCCAACCGCTCGATGGAGATTCTGCTGCCCACCGTGCGGGCGCCCGGCTCGCAGCTGATCTGGTCCTGGAATCCTGAGGATCCTCTGGACCCGGTCGACGCCTATTTCCGCGCCGGCAAGCCACCGCCCAATTCGGTGATCACGTTCGTCGACTACAACGACAATCCGTACTTCAAGCACACCACTTTGCCGCACGAGATGGAGGTCCTAAAACGCGGAAATTTCAACAGATATCGCCATGTTTGGCTGGGAGAATACGATTTATCGTACGATTCCAAGGTATTTTCCAACATTCGCGTCGGCCGCATCGACGTGCCCTACGAAACTCCGCCGCTCTACGGCATGGACTTCGGTTTCGGCAAGGATCCGAGCTTCGTGGTCAAGTGCTATCACCTGGAGAAGACCAAACAGATTTTCATCGCCGCTGAGGCCACCGGCAGAGTTGCCTTGGACATGCTGCCGGCGATGTTGCGCACCGTGATCGCCGACGATGGCGACCTGGTGAAGGCCGACGCCTCACAGCCTGGCACCATCGAGTTTTTGCAGGCGCGCGGCTTCAATATCCACGCCGCCAACAAGGGACCAGGCTCGGTCAAGAGTGGCATCAACTTCCTGCAGGGCTACGAGATCGTCATCGACCCGAATTGCGAGGCGATGCGCGAGGAAGCCCGCCTTTACAGCTGGATGACCGACAAGCTCACTGGCAGAGTTCTCTCCGCCCCGGTCGACGCCTACAATCACGGTTGGGACGCCGTGCGCTACGCCACTGAGTCAGCCCAGGTCGAAAGCGCCATGGAAGGCAACAGTAACGGCGGCGTGATGTCGCTGAAGATATGGTGAGCGGCTCGGGTCAACCGCTCCTTGGTCTCTCGACTCGACGCTTTGGTGCCTGCTTTCCCTGCGTCTTGGGAGCGTCCGTGGAGCACCTTCGGACCTGAATGCGCGCGTTGACGACCTTGAACGGAAGATACCATCCTCGCGAGAGAACCGCAGGTCGCCTTTCTGAACTCCGAGCCGCGCGCTACCCGAAGGAAAATGCCCTCGCGAGGTAGTTAGTAATGTTCGATCACCGCCTGGCAAGCCGTAACTTCTACACCAGCCGGCGCCACTGGCCGGGATTATCGGCGCGGGAGTGGCCGAGCCGCTGGCGGACACCGGACGGCCATGCCGGTGACTTCAGCTCACCATCGCCGCCTTCGTCTGATGATGTAGCCACCGTAGCCGTAGCCGCCGCGCCATCCGCACAGACCCTGAATAAACCCGATGATGCAGACGCCGAGCAGTGGCCACCGCATGCTGAGGATGACCAAGGAGAAAATGGTGGTGGCGGTGATGATCCAGGCCATTCCCTCGCCAAAGCTGGCTTGGTCACGCGGCGCGGTGAAGATGAACAGCAGAACGACTGCCATCCAGACTAAGGAAAAGATTTCAGATTTACTGAGCGGACGCATAATTTAGTTCTCCTGGTTGGGCTGCTTCATCAGCCGGTATGGTTAGTTGATATACGGGTTCAAAGAGGATTGCAACCGTTATTTTTTCGTTTATTTGCTAGTGCTGGATGGAGGCCGCCATGAAGGAACGGTGGACGGCAGAGGAACTGGCTTACCAGGCCAAGATTGACGAGGTGGTCGAGGACGAGCGCTTTCGCCTTGAGCGTCAGATTCGCCGGCCGTTGACCGTCGCCGACAGCTTTCGCTTCGACATGTGGGTGGCCAACTATGAGGAAAGGGCCTGGCGGCAGTTTTACGGGCCGCCCAAGTCGGTAGGAGCAAGGCCATGACCCAGGCGCAATTCGACAGCTTGCCGTATGCGGTGCAGCTGCGCTGGAAGAACGAGGTCGACGGACTGCGGCGGCCGTCGCCGGATCTGATCGAGATCACCGAGTGGTGTCTGTCGGGCGCACAACGACCAGTGCCGCCGCCCGGCTTCTCGTATTTTTACATGCAATGAAAACGATGTGGTGGCAGGGCTGGGGCACGCCGCGTCAGATCCGTGAGCGACTGATGGTGACGTGCCCGTGCTGCCGCGGCAAAGGTCACATCAACCTGATTACGCACGACGACGCAAAAAGCCGAACCGTGTTGACACATTTGCGTTGTTTGCAATGTGATGGGACCGGGGAGATCGAGGAGCTTTAGCCATGGCTAAGCTGTCCGCGCGCTCTCGCAACAAGCTGTCGAGCAAGTCGTTCGCTTTATCTGGGCGTCGCTATCCGATCCATGACCGATCGCACGCCGCTAACGCTCTCGCCCGCTGCAGCAAGCACTGCACGCCGAGTCAAAAAGCTACGGTTCGCGGAAAGGTATGTGCTCGGTATCCTTCTCTCCCGAGCTGTAAGAAATAGGAGCGCCTTGTGGGTTGTGGTTGTGGTGGCGGTAAATCGTTTTCGGGACGCAGCGTATCGCGCGGCGGCAGTGTTGGGCGTGCGTCGATGGGGGCGCCAGTGAACTTCAAGCCGGGGCCAGGCGTGCCGATGCCGCATGCACCGCAGACAGCGCCGCAGCACATCGTGCAATCGGCTTCGCTGGCGCAGCGCAGAGCACAAACTCGACGATCGGTATGACCTTCGCGCAGCTGACCGACAAGGTCGCACGCGCGGCTGGTCACCCGATCGCTGTCGCCAGCTCGATCGTTCTGGTCATCGTCTGGGCTTTGTTGGGCCCGCACTACGGCTGGTCGGAAGATCATCAGCTCTGGATCAACACCTCGACCACCATCGTGACATTCTGGTTGGTGTTCTTCATCCAAGCCACGCAGAATCGCGACACGCTCGCGCTGCAAGCCAAGATCGATGAGCTGATCCGCGCGACTGACAAAGCGCGCAACGAGTTCATCGCCATCGACAAGCGCTCGACCGACGAAGTCGAGCAGATGCGCGGCACCTAATCGAGTTGCGGAACCTGCCCATCACGCGATCCCTCGATCTCGCGGCGACAGTGGGAGCGACCAGGGAAAGCAAGAGGGTACGGCCTAGGACCCCAGTCGCAGGGTAGGCACGACCCTCATCCCGTTTCATAGCTCTGACCGATGGACAAGCGGCCCCCATGGCGCTGCGCGATCTCCTATTCACCAAGAAGAAGCCTGACCGCCCGGTCTCGGATGAGCCCGAGAGTCCCATCTTTGTGATGGCGGGGCGCTCGGTTCGCTTGTTGCCGCCGATGGCGGCGATGACCGCGGAGATCGCACAACGCAAGAGCCCGCAGCTCTACCGCATCACCAACTACGTCGCTTCGGCGGTGCAGTCGGTGCCGTGGTTCTGCGAGCCGGATCCTGACGTCATCGCCATGGAGCAGGCTGGTCCAGCCAAGGTCAAGGCGATCAACGATCTGCTGAAGTATCCCAACGACACGTTCAACGCCAAGCAGCTGCAGTATTGGATCGCGATGAACTTGATGCTCTACGCCAGAGCGCATTTTAAGGTTGGCGTGTCCTCGGCCGGCGTCCCTAACGGGATCTATACACTCGACGCTAAGCAAATGAGCGCCGTGCTCAATTCGCGTGGCACCGTCGATTACTACGAATATGGTAATGGGATATCCAAGCAGAAACTGCTCACGCGCCGGGGTTCGGAGCTGAAAGGCGGGCTGGACGCCTACGGTGCCGAGATCAGCTTTCCCTCTCTCACCGGTCAGGTCGACTACAAGAACAGTCCCGCGGCGATCGAATGCATCGCCCAGCCGATCGCCATTATCCACGCGCTGATGCAGCGTGCACTCGACACCGCCTCTGGTCACCCCAACGTCAAATACGTGATCTCGGCCGAGAAAACGCTCAACAAAAAGCAGCAAGAGGCGCTCGAGAAACACATGGCGGCGTCGGCGCCAGGCGAGGATGAATCGGGACAAGTGTTGTTTCTGTTCAACACCACGATCAAAGTCGACAAGCTCGACAACCAGCTCGCCGACATCCACTCCAAGATCCCGCTCGACGACATGACTCGACAGATTGCCGGTGTGTTTGGCGTACCGGTGCCGCTCCTTAGCCTGGGCTCGGCCGATGCTGCCAAGTACGCCGGCAACTATGTCGAGGCACGGCTGGCGTTCTGGCAAGATACCATCCTGCCCTGCTACCTGGCGCCGATCGCCGCCGGCATGACGCAGGCAATCTGCCCGCCAGGCGCGCGTATCACCTTCGATCTTGACGCCATTCCTGCGCTTTGGAAGGGCCGCGCCGAACTCGGCGAGACCCTGAGCAAGGTTACCTTCCTGACTGTGACCGAGAAGCGCGGAGTTCTCGACTTCAAGCCAACGACTGAAGAGCTGGATACGGCGAAACCGCCAGTACCCGCGCCGGCGCCGCCGGTGAGACCAACAAAGGACGAGGATACCAAAGTGATCGAATTTCAAGGGAGGTCGTGATGCCGCGCACGGATTGGAAAACTGGCGACATCCTCCAGCACGACATGAGCTTCGAGACCCGCGTGGTGACGGAGAAGCCCGACGGCTTCATTTCTGGCATCGCCTCGAGTCCATCGATCGACGCCTACGGCCACGTCGTGGTGCCCGGTGCGTTCAGCGCCTCGATCAAGAAGAAGGGTTTCGGTGGACCTGGCGGCGTTCTCCTGCTCGCTCACCACGATCCGGAAAAGCCGATGGGCGTCATCCGCAAGCTGGAAACCGTGGGCAAGAACCTGGAGATTGAGGCTGAGCTGGCGCTCAAGTCCAGCCGCGTACGCGATCTTTATGAAGAGACCAAGCTCGCCGGCGGGCTCTCGTTCTCGGTCGGCTTTCGGCTTGAGGACTTCGACTTTGCCGAGCAGATGAACGATCAGGGCGAGAAAGAAGAGGTCTTCCTCATCAAGCAGGGCGACCTGCGCGAGGTATCGATCTGTACGTTTCCTGCCAACACCGACGCGCGCATGAGCGTGGTCAAGCAGGAAGATATCAATCTCAAAGCCTGGCTCGCCGAAATGGCGCCGGCTCTCATGGCTCTCAAGAATTCAGTTACTGAGGTCGAACTCGAACGAGCCCTTGCGGCCAAAGGGTTCGCCCGCAGTAGGAACGAGGCACACAAGTTCTTCGCCGTGATGAAGGCTTGCGCGCACTTGCTCCAAGACAAACCCGCCCTTGCTGGTGGTGATGTCAAACCGCCGCCGCGTCCCGTGTTGGACGCTTCCATGTTGACCCCGGTGCTCGCCGAGATCGCCAAGGTGCGTGCTCTCGCGTTGCGTTAACCGGCACCTTCAAGGGATATTGACTATGACCAAGCACATGTATCCTAAGCGTGGTGACTTCCTCACCAAGGAAGCACCGACCGACCCACAAGTGGCTGCGGAAATCTTGAAGCCGCTGATGACGGAGATCGCTGATCTTACGGCCGCGATCGAGAAATCGAAAAAGGACGTTGCGGATCAGTACAAGGCGCTCACGAGCCATTACGATGGCGTCAAGGGCGAGAACGAAGAGCTGAAGAAGGCCGTTGCCGAGCAGACCAAGGTCTACGGTGAGTTGACTGCCAAGCTGCAGGGCCAGGAAGCTGCGCTTGATTTCTGCAAGAAGCAGCTCGACATGCCGCTGATCAAAGGCAACAAGGAGCTGGAAGAGAGCGATCGCAAGGCCGCGATCGAGTGTCAGAAGCGCGCGTTCCTGTTCAAGGGCGGTAGCGAAGACGACTTCAAGGAAGATCTCGACAATCTTGTTGATGTCAAAGCCTACCGCTCAGCGGTGCGCAAGTTGGTGCGCCACGTCGGCATCGAGCCCAAGCGCAAGGTAATTGCCAGCCTGAACGAGTACGAGCGCAAGGCGTTCGAGGCATCCTCGCTCGACAGCGCGATCTTTGTACCTGAGATGCTCGGCATTGAGTTGAACTGCCTTATCGACTGCGCCGGCATGACCGACCTCTACGGTCAGGTCAACGTGTCGAAGAGCACTTTCATGTATCCGCAAGTGCTCGATTACGGCGAGATCGGCAAGTATGATTGCGACGCTAAGTGCGACGCCGAGTACGGACCCGAGGGCAACATCACGTTCAAGTCCGGTAACGTCTCGGACTACCGCGGCGTGTTCTGCTTCCAACGCAAGGTGCTCACCGAAGCCAACTACGACCTGTTGAACTTCATGTACACGTCGGTCAGACGCGCGCAGACGATCGCACGCAACCGCGCGCTCATGGTTGGCTCTGGCATCAACGAGCCGCTTGGCTGGTTGACCGCGGGCTGCTTCACCAAGCTCAAGACCACAACGACCGACTTCACCCATATCGATTTTCGGTTGATGTACGGCTCAGCTCCGATCGAATACGGGCCGGTCACCGCGGTGATGCATCAAAACATGTTCGCGAATCTTGCCGCGCGGACCGACGCCAATGGTCGCTTCATCTTTGGCGACGGTCTCATGACCTACTCACCGAACGACGTGCGCGAGAATATCCGGATCAGCAACTGTCTGCCTGATCCGACCTACGGCCTGACCAAGGGTACGGAGACTGCGCCGTTCATCACCGGTGACTTCCTCGTCGGCATTGGTTCGTGGGCCTCGGCCTACTACGCTGTGTCGAAGCGCCCGCTGTGGATCGAGCAATGGGAGGGACAGTCGACCGCCTGGTGCGTGAAGTACGTGTTCGGTGCCGAGGACGGCGGATTCACCGCTTGTTGCCCGGCCGCGCGCATCATCACGGTTGGTCCGTAATCCTTCCATCCCATCACTCACACAGAAGGATTCACGACCGTGAATATCAATGTTGCAAGTCAGAACCAGGGAATGATCGCGTGGACCGGCACGGCAGCTCGTCCAATCGACATTCGCCACCACGTCCACTTCGCCTTCACGTTCGAGGTGACGGCAGACCTGGCCGCCGATGCCACCTTCAAGGTGCAGGCGGCACCGCCCAGCGATGCCGATCCGTGTCTCCCCGGCACGTTCTATGACGTGCCCGAGACGCTGACCTGTGCCGGGTGGGGGCAAGTCCCTGACCCGACCACCGGGTTCGTTATCCCGGCCGGGACCAAGAAGGGTGCGCTCTGTACCGCTGCGCTGCCGTGTCGGCCGGACGCCTTTGTCCAGCTGGTCGGCACCGGGGCGGCGGGCGTGCTTGGGGTCGCCGTTCTCGGCGGTCCGCGCTGAAACCGCAGAGAGGTTGAGACATAGCTGCCCGAAAGTGCAGCTACGTTCTACCTCATCAGGAGTCTGAGAACATGAATCTCAACACAGCTTCCCAGAACCGAGGTGTTCTGGCGTGGCGGGCAATCACGGCACAGAATCTCAATCCACCGATCGATGTTCGCCAGCACGTCAACTTCAGCTTCACGTTCCACGTCGTTGCCGACATTCTTGTGGACGCGGATTTTGAAGTTGTTGCAGCACCGGCGGATCCAGCTAATCCCTGTGTCCCTTTACTTCCGCAACATCCTGTTGAGGAAGTGATCACCTGTGCTGGGCCTTGGGGAGTTACCCCAAACCCAGAGTCGCATATCGTCATCCCGGCTGGAACAAAAGCGGGTGCGCTATGTACGGCGGCGTTGCCGTGCAAGCCTGATGCCTTTGTTCAGTTGGAGCCGGTTTCCGGCGATACCGGCAAGATCGAGGTCGTCGTTATTCTGAGCGGCCCCAGATAAATGCGGGTGCCGGTCGGAAAGACTTTGCGTGTTGGGCCTGGCGACGAAGTCCATGTCGTTGCCAGGTTACGTCCAGAGGCGACACTCGGCCGTCTCTTCGTGTTTGCTAAAGAGGGCCGGAACGAAACGTTCTCGCCCTATACACCGATGGTGGATATTCTGGTCAATGGCCAGCCGCCGATACTGACGCCGTTGATGCTGCGGCTAACCACGCTGCAGCCGATGCGCGAATTGCAGTTCAATGCTGACTTCGATGGTTACGTTAGGATTTTTCAAGAGGTCGACACCGTTAAGGATGCGTTAGCCAGGGTCAAATTGGCGCGCAAAATTTGTCCATCTCTTGGTTGGCGTGATTGGTTGGTAAGGAGTTTACCATGGCGGCCGATGAGCGTCTGATCGTTCGCGAAGGCACACCGCCGGCAACAGCTGATGGCGCGTCATTGGGATGCATCATGCTGGTCTCTGGCGGCCACGACGATGAAATACAGTGGTTTGAATTCAAAACCAACTATATGTCAACGGCGATATATCGGGTCGAGTGGGAGGTTGAAACCATGTTCGTTGTCATCCCAACGGAGACAGCGAACTGGTTGATCAAGAGCGGCTACGCGCGTCCGATGACAGTTCCCGAGGCACGCGCATACAACAACAGCCTCGAGAAAGAAGAGAGACCAAAGGAGACTGCATGATCGTGACCCGATGCACACCACCGTGTGCCCCGCAGGCGGCGCAAGCGCTCGCTTCGCCCGGCTGCTTCAAGTGTACGTAAACCTACTGAGCTAAGGCGCGGTCGCTCCCGCGCCTCCTTCTCTCACACAGCTGAGGACCACCGTCATGCTGGCTTTGACGATCGACAGCCCGATGCAGTCCGACGGCTGCGTGACTTGTTGCTGCGAAACAATCTCGCTCAAGCCGGGCGAGACGCAGCCGCTGTATCTCAACTATGCCGGCTGGGCAGCGCCGATTGCGCTGCGTGGGCTGCATTGCGAGCCGACTGTCACGGTCGAGGAGAAGAAGACCTGTGATGTTATCACGACAGGCAATCTTCCTCCGGTTGCGTCGTCCGATACCGAGTTCGACGTTACGCTCAATACGCCGCTCACTGACGATCTCAAGACCTTCGTCGTTGATCCTGAAAGCGATGCGTTGACCTTCAAGCCGTTGCTGCTGTACGGCACGCAGCATGGCAAATTCGACCTCAAGCCAGATGGCACCTTCACCTATACGCCGATGCAGGGCTATGTCGGTCCCGACAATTGCTTCGTCTCAGTCAGCGACGGGCACAATCAGCCGGTGGTGTTCGAGGTTCTGTTCGGTGTTGGCATCCCCGCGGCTAACGTGGGTTCAACCTGGGATTTGACTGTGGGCAAGCCCATCGTCAATCAGCGCCTGTACCTGGTGACCTTGCCGCTGACGGTGTCGCCGGCGGCGAGAACCTGCCAGATCTTCCGGCTCACCGTTCGTCAAGGCGCGCTCGATTGTGATTGCAACTGCTACTACCACGTCGACTGTGTCGATGTGCGGATCGCGCAATGCTAACCTTTGTCGTCGAGCCGCCCAAGGATCGCTTTGCTTCGCCGTTACCGGTGGGGCACAAGGAGCCGTTGGACTGGTCGACGCTGTTATCGATCGAACTCATCCGGCAGCATACCAAGACCGACGATGTCGCCGGCGTCTCTGATGAGATGCTGGATCTCTATCGTCGCGCCGCGGTCGAGGCTGCCGAACTCTATACCGGCGCGTTGCTGACCACGCAGATGACTGTCACCGAGCCGATCCAGGGACCGTCACGGCCTAAATTCGGCAAGCTGACTTACAAGCACAAGCTCAAGTATCCGGTCGCCGATGGGCTCGTGCATCTCTACGGCAGCCAGAACGTTGACGCCAATCATGCCATTCGCATCCCGGCCAATACCCGCACCATCCATGTGCCGATCTGGACCGGTTTCATCGATCTGACGAATTGCTGTGATCCATGCGCATCGCATCACCTCAACGTCGATATGATGGCCGCCTACAAGGCCGGTTACAAATGCCCAGACGATGTGCCCAAAGGCATTACGCTCGGCATGTTGCAGTTTGTCGCTTGGATCCTCGAGCATCCTGGTGACATCTTGCTGACCGTGCGCAACAAGGAAGACAACTCGACCAAAGGATTGATGGGTAGCAACAACATCGCGCTGGCGAGTGGTGCGATCGAGACTTGGCGGCAGTACGACCCCGAGGCGTTCTGATGACCATCGGAAAAACTGTTATCGCCGATCTGCGTCATCGCATCGTGTTGTGCACGATGCAGGATGTGGTCGAAGCTAATGGTACGATGGAGCTGACGCGCAAAGAGGTGATTGAGACCTGGGCGCGCATTCGGCCGTTTCTCACCTTCGGATCCAAAGGTTCGTTTATCGGCACTCAGGGTTACACCATTCTTGATCCGAAGCTGCATCAGAGCCACTGGATTAGCATTCGCTTTCAGCACGACCTCGACATCAACAGCACCGCGTGGGTGTATGAGGCTCGACGCAAAGGGCTCCCGCGCTGGTACAAAGTCCTAGGCTCCACTGAGACCGAAGATCATCGTTGGATCGAAATCGCCGTGCACTTGTACGAGCGGGCTGAGGCTGCGCAACCCGTACAAAGTGATCTCTCGCCAGTTCGGAGCAACGTCGCGCTCTGAAGTCGGACGGCCCGTCAACCGGAACCTGTCCTCCCGTCGCGGCGGACGGGCCGTAAGGCATCCCAAATATGATTGAGATCAGTTTCCAGCCGTGGGGATATTTCCGCGCGGTCAAAGACAACTCGTCCATTCAAGCCTGGCTGGACGCGATCGGTGAAGCCGCCGAGGCCGCGTTCCGCGGTGGCATGGGTGGCTATCCACCGGCGTCGGCGCCAGGCGCCTGGCCGAACACGCGCAGTGGCGGGCTCATTGGGTCAATCGCACACGAGACCACGTCCAACAGCATGACCATCGGCACGTCGATGCCGTACTCGGGCTTTCTGCGCGAAGGCACGTCGCGGATGGCGCGCCGCAAGATGTCAGACAACGCACTGCAAGAGGGCATGAAGGCCGGCGCAGGTCGCCTTGGCCATTGGGTGCACTGGAGCAGATAATGACCACCTACGATTCAATCGTCATCTCGTCCGGTCATGGTTTGAAGATCCGTGGTGCCGCTGGCGATCCGTCGGGATCGCCAGATGATCCATATCTCGACGAAGTCGATGAGGCCAGGAAAGTGGTCGACGCGCTCGCCGAGGCGCTTGAGCAGCGCGATGTGCGCGTGGTCGTTTTTCACGACGATACCTCGACTACTCAGGACACGAATCTTTCGACGATAGTCGCGGCTCACAACCGGGAAGACAGGCAGCTAGATCTCAGTGTCCACTTCAATGCGTACGATCAAGGCAGCAAGTGCATGGGCACTGAGATGCTTTATATCACGCAGGGCGCACTGGCTGATGAACTGTCGTACGTCGTTTCGGAGGCTGGTGAACTGATCGACCGCGGCCCGAAGAAAAATACCGGACTCTATTTTTTAAATAATACTGACATGCCGGCCGTGCTTCTCGAGATTTGCTTCTGCGATAGCTCGTGTGACACTAATTTATATCGTGAAAACTTTGACGCCATCATCGATGCGATCGCCGATGTGCTCGGTGGTGAGGGTGATGTCACCAGGCCGCCGGAGCCGATCCCGCCGTTCGAGCCACCGCCGCGGCCCGATCGTCCTCAGCGTCCACCGCCGGTATCAGCTGAGCGACCTACTTTGGGTGAAGGCGATTCCGGTAGTGATGTAGTCGCACTGCAAAAATCTCTTGGCCTGCCTGCCGACGGTGATTTTGGCTCCATTACCGACACACAAGTCAGAGCGTTCCAGAAAGCGGTTGGCATTACTTCTGACGGTATCGTCGGTCCCACCACCTGGAAATATGTCGACGAACTCGATCGCCGCATGCTGCAAGGCGACAGCGGTTTGCCCAAGGGGCTCGCCGCGGAAGTGATTGCACTCGCCGAGTCCTCGTCGCTGATGGATTACGAATGGCCTGGCCGTAGCGTGGCGCCGCCCGGCTATATCCCCGGCATGGCGCTTTGCTACGCGCTCGCCGTGGTGAAAATGGACCAAGACAACTCCGCTGTCATGGTGATGGGCGAAGCCGCCGGCGACCCAGATGAAGACGCGCTCGCTTGGTATGAGGACGAACTCGGCAAACTTGATCTCGATGTTTCTGACGCCGGTGTGGAAACCCTACGTGCGCTGTTCGTGATCCTGATCGGGCTCGGCATGCGTGAATCATCCGGTCGCTACTGTGAAGGTCGCGACATGTCGGCTGACAACGTTGCGTCTGACACCTGCGAGGCAGGCCTATTTCAGACTTCCGCAAACATGCACAGCGCCAGTCCAGAAATGAAGAAGCTGTTCGATGCCTACTGGAAAGATCCTCAGGGCTTCTTGGATGTTTTCCGCGAGGATATTTACCCGACATCGTCCAACCTTGATGTCTACGGCAGTGGCAAAGGCGCTTCCTACCAGTGGCTGTCGAAGTTCAGCCCCGCATTTGCCGTCTCCACCACCGCGATCGGCTTGCGCAAGCGCAAGGCGCATTGGGGCCCAATCCAGCGCAAAGAAGTAACGCTCTCTCCCGCCGCGCGCGATCTCCTCAGAAAGATCGAAGCGCTAGTGGCGACGGTATGACCGATGAACGTCCAGTTCGCAAACCCACCGCCGCCGAAACCAGCGGCGGAGAAGGTTCGTTTTCTGCCGGCGCTGGCAGAAGCAATCACCGAATGGTTTCCCGAACTCGGCGGACGTGCGCTTGCTGTCAGCAACGCGCATATAACCAAATTGAATGTACCGACGTTGCCGCTAGTGATGGTGGCGTTCGCGCGCGGTACTGGCGACCAGGCAGCTCAAAGTTACCATCCAAGTTTCAAGCAGGTCGATAAATTCATCATTGAGTTCTGGCTGCAGCCGGAGCGTTACAAAAAAGCTAACGGCGCCGAGACACCGTTCTGGAGTTACTACGACTACGAGGCCATTCGCACCAAGCTGCTCTCCAATCTCGGACGCTGGGAGACGCCTGATGGTGAGCACATCGCCTATCGGTATCTAACCATCGGCGCTGATGAACTTGCTGTCACGCTGTCATTTGGTTTCGACGCCACCAAGAACTTTTGTCCGATCGATCCGGCGCGGGGCGAGCCCTTCGCCATCAGTTTTGATTTGTGCCCACCGAAAGGCTGTTGCCCCGAGGTGGAGTGCTTCGATGTCCAGGAGAACGATAAATGCGATCCGTGTCCGTAAATTTTAAGCCGTCCAAGCAGAAAGAAAGCAAGGACGACAACCAGAGGAGGGCCGATATGGCCAACATCTATGTCAAGTGTAAGCCCGGCCGTCGGCACTACTACGAAGGCCGTGTGATCCCAACCGACAAGTTCGTTCCGGTCGATGGCAATGATCCGTTGATTCAACGGGCGATCCATCATTGGCACGACCTCGAGGTCGAGGGCGAGGCACCGCCGCCGCCGACCGAGGGCACGGACGCGCCAACTAGACGTTCACGCGCTCGACCTGACGACCCACCGCTGATGCCTGAACATCGGCAACCATCCACCCCGAGGGAGTGATCGGCTCGCGCCGCTCGTTCTCAAGATCCATTCGCCACCCCGAAGGAGTGATCGACCATGTCGATTGACAGTCTACGAAGCGGCGCGATCGAGATCTGCTTCGATCCCAGCCTCAACGTCTACCCCAACAAGTGTCGGATCCTCATCGAGGGTCAGATGCTCGATACCGGCACTGCGCCCGACGGCGTGCTGATCAAGATGCCGTCGCTGCGCGACGTCAACGAGCTGTTCGGCGAAGGTTCGGTGATCGCCGAAGGTCTCAAGACCGCGTTTTTGTGCTGCGGCAACAACGCCCTCGACTTCTATGCGCTCCCTCGCAAGGACGCATCAGTCGGCGCTGTCACCGGGGCGCAATACACCATCACCTTCACCGGCGAAGCCACCACCTACGGTCGCGTCGATATGTATATAGGTGATGGTCGCTGGCGCACGTCGGATCGAGTCGTGGTCGGTACTACGGCCGATGAGGTTGCCACCCTCGTGTCGGAGACATTGACACGAGAGCCAGGCTTACCGTTCTCCGTCCTTTCCACTGCTGGTGGGGTCATCACGCTCCAGGCCAAGAACGGGGGCACTGTTGGTAACTGCATCCAAATTATCTACAATTGGCATGAGCGCCGTGACTACGCGCCAAAGGGTATCGAGTGCGAGATCGCCCAACTTCGACCGGGTGAAAACACCAGGGTCCAACCTCTCGACTACATCGCTCTGCTAGGTGAGTGCTGCTACTGCTGCATCGGGATGCTCTACGACGACACCTACTGGCAGGACGCGATGATCGCGTACATTGCCAACGCCTGGGATTGTTCCAAGCCTCAGTGTTTTGGCCATGGATACACGTACAATTCAGGCACGCTCGGCGAAATCATGTCGACCGACACGAACTCGGCCGAGGTCAGTCGTATCGCACAGTGCTGCACCGACCCTGGTCTCGGCTGGCTGAAGGTCGCTGCCTATGCCGCGCAGTCGTGCTGCCTGGCGGTCGATCATCCGGAGATGAACATCCAGGGGCCGGATTTCGGCGTCCTGCGTTGTGTTCATGTTCCGGAGAGCTGCTTCCAGTGCTTCACTTACGAAGAGCAGCAAATTCTGCAGGCTACCGGCTTTGTCGTGACCGTGCCTTATCAAGGCGGCACCGGCCATCTGACCTCGCCGATGATCGTCAACGACAGCACCAACAACCGCTACGACGACGACATGCGGTTGAACTCGACTTGGTGGGATGTCAGCTCCCGCCGTCTCGCCGCGGTGACTGCCGATCAGATGGCGCTCGAACTCGGCAAGGTGCTTGGACTCGGACTGTTCACCAAGAACACGACGATTCCTCCGGGCATCCGAGGCACTAACCCCAAGCTCATTCTCGGGATGATCCGCACTTGGGCGAAAGCTCACATCGGCGTCTTGTTCAGTGAGTTCGACGACCTCGACAACGACATCCAGCTGCGCACCGACTTTGAGGTCGCTCCGCGGTGTCAAGGTGTCTGCGGCAAGCTGTGGGTGAACTTCATCTATCGGCCGCCGTGCCGCATTCGCAAGATCCACGTCAACGCCCAGCCGAGACTGCTGGACAACTGCTACTAACCCAACCCGCCACTAACCCAACCCGCCGTCGAGTCATATCGATCGGCTAAAGGAGAATTTTTCAATGACAAACCCGACTCTCGCGATGATCATTCCTGTCGGCGGCGGCGGCGGCCCGGTTGATCCGGGCTGGGGCGGCGGGTGGGGCGGCGGCGGCCGTCCCGACAACTCGCTTCCTGGCGTCCCGGTTGACCCTGGCTTCGGCCAAGGTCGGCCGCCGGTTGATCCTGGCTATGGCCGCCCTGGTTGGTCCACCGGCCGCCCCGACAACAGCCTCCCCGGTCAGGGTGGCCGACCCGACAACAGCCTGCCGATCGCTCCGGGCCACCCCGACATTGGCCTGCCGCCGTTGCCGGTGTACCCCAGCAACGGCTTGCCGTGGGCACCAGTGCATCCAGATATCGGGTTGCCTGGTGGCCGTCTTGAGCGTCCTGACAACAGCCTGCCGGGCAGCGGTGGCCGTCCCGATCAGGGCTTGCCGCCCAGCCCCGGTCGTCCCGACCAGGGCTTGCCGGGCAGTGGCAACCGCCCCGACAACAGCCTGCCGGGTAGTCAGCCTGGCGTCGACAATACCCTGCCGGGCGAGCGTCGGCATGGATGGGTGCTCGCCTACGTGCCGCAATACGGCTGGATGTATATTCCGGTCGCAAGCGAGCCGATCCCTGTTACTGGCAACAGGCCAGATCAGGGATTGCCGCCGACCGCCGAGCCAAAATCAGCGTCGACGTCACAGCGTCGTTGATCACCACGGGGAGCCTTCGGGCTCCTCAATTTCCATTTGGGGTTAGGAGACAACGGCGATGACCTGCACAAACCAAGTGGGCGTCAAGAATATCTTGCTCACTTTCAGAGACTGCGACACCGACGCCGTGTACGGTCCGATCTCGCATCATCTATCCAGCGAAGATCTGCCGACGTGGCGACTATGCAATTACAACAACGAGCCGCTTCCCTGGGGCTACGTTAAACGTCAGCCAACCAATCCGGAGGTCGAGATCAAGGTGATCCGCGACCTCCGCATCCCGCTCTCGATGTACCAGGGCTGCAGCGACGTCACCCTGCAGGTCGAGTATTACAACGGCCTGGTTTACTCGGCCGCGCGCGGCACCGGTACCGGTGATGAGAAGAGCGACACCCACGAAGTGACGATGACCATCGTGTTCCGGATCATCGACGAAATGCTGCCCGAGGGTACGCTCGAGCCCAACGCGGATGAGATCGCGGCAACCTTCCCGGTGCCGTACGTTCCGCCAGGAGTAACCTAAGTCATGGCGGAAGTTACGAAACTCGAGCCGCCGAAGCAGCCCGAAAAGATTCCGATCTCCTTCCAACTAGGAGATCGGATGATCGACGGCGCCGTGGTGAAGCCTGTGACGTTTGCTGCGTACATGAGCTTCATCACGGAGGCACAAAACCTGACCTCTCCCAAAACATGGGAAGGGAAGATTCGTCGTGTGCGGATGGCCAAGCAGGTCACTTACTTCATGGCGACCGCACCGATTCAACTCTCTATGGCGGATGTACTGCGTATGCCGATTCAAGCTGCGCGCGAAATCGCGGCTAAGCTCGATGAGAATGAGGGCAAGCCGGGTAGGATTTCGCGTCCTGGTGACGGCATCGACAAGGCCATCATCTACGAACTCGGAACGCCGATCTCGACCGGCCAGGGCAAGTCGCCGATCAGCGAGCTTGAGTTCATGGCCAAGACCTATGGTGACGTTGAAGATGTGCTAGCCGCATCGACCTCGTTTCACCAGGGTCTGCAACTGATCGAGAGCGTTGCCAAGCCGCTCGGCAGCAGTCTGACTTTGCTGCCATCTTGGGCGGTGAATCTGATTACGTTCGCCGACGGCTTCACTATCGTTCGTGAAGTGCTACCGCATTTTCTCGGGTCGCCAACCGAGTCGCAGAGCGAGTAGACGAATTCCGCTATTACTGTGCGGCGGCTGGCGATCCGAGACCTCTATCCATCCCCGTGTTGACCGTTCGGGTCAACGGCTTCCTCAAGGTACACCGGCAGGAGATGCGCAATCGCATCGTTCTTGCTGGCGGCAAAGCAAAATAGGTCAGCCGTGGCAAGTTTTGTTGAGCAGGCAACTCTTGTTGTCAAAGATCAGTCGACTGCGCAGATCAACAAGATCAACGCGGCACTGAAAAAGCTGTTTGCCACGGCGAACTCACTCAAGTCGATCAAGGTTGACATCAAAGTCAACGACCGCGGAATCCAAAAGGCCATCACGGACATCAATCGGCTCAAGTCCGCTATGCGGGGCTTGAGCAGCACGACGGTCAACATCAAAGCTAACGCAGCTGGTCTGTCGAGTGCGATGCGACAGATCCAGCAGCTACGTGCCGCGGCGGCAAAACCAATCACGGTTAATACGGCAGCAGCAGCCCGCCAAGCGGCGCGGACGCCGCCGCCTAGGCCAGCTGCAGCACCACCGGCACCACCAGCAAGGCGTCCACCTGGCGCAGCACCGGCGCCACTTGGTGGGCGTGGTGGTGGCGGTGGCTATATCCGCGGTCCGATTTCGGTCACTGGCGCCGTCGCGGTTACGAATATGGACGCGATGGCGGGTGCGATAGCACGCGCCACAGGACGCGCGGCAAAGGAAGGCTACAGTCAGGTTGACACTGCCGACACCAAGATGGCGTTGCAGCAGTACAGCAAGCCGACCCAAGACGCGATCAATCTCGCCGTTGACCAATTGCAACAGGACGCGCGGGATCGCAGAAATCCACAAACGGGTCAAGGAGGTGTGTACTGGAATCGCGCGCAACAGAAGGAATTACTTGTTGAGTCTATGAACACTGCCGGCGGTGATGTCGCCGGCGCTTCTTGGTTGGTGAAACAAGCGGAATCCTTGGCCAAGATTGGCCATGGCATGGGGCAGACTCCCCAACAGGCGTACGAAGGCGCGCTGAGCTTCATCAAAGCCGGCGAACAGATGGGGCGCTTCCGCGACGTCGCGGGCAAGTTCGACTACGGCAGGGCTGAAGAATATTTCAACACGATGCGTCAGGCGGCCATACAGGTCGGTCGAGAATTTACCGGCCAGCGATGGCTCACGACTATCGGTACGGCACAACAAGCGAAATACGGCCTCGACCCCAGAGGCATGATGACGATGGCGCTCGGCATGGAGGAGTCGGGTAGCAAGTTCGCCACCGGCATTAATGAGCTGATCAAGCAGTTCACTGGCGCGCGTCTCGATAAAGGCAAGCTCGCGAATCTTGAGGCGCTCGGTCTGGTCGACAAAGGCATGTTGGATTCAAAGGGTAAGCCCTTTGCAAAAACCAAGGTTCCGACCCCGAAGACGCTCATGGACGTCATGAGCAAGGGCGCGACCGATGAGGGAGAGCTGCGCAGGAATATCCACGGTTGGGTGCAGGACCACGTCAAGCCAGCGATGCAAAAGCTGGGCTTGGATATCAATAAACAGGCTGACCTCACTCAGTTTGCCGCAAAGTTTGCCGGAAAGACTACTAGCGGCAAAGGTACTGACGCTCTCGTTAATCTGATCCAGCGTTCGCAGGAATGGGAGCAAGATATAAACCGCGCGCTGCTGCGCAGAGGTGATATCGAGGCTGGAGAAGCGGCGACGGAGGGATCTGGCCGAATTGCCGGTCAAGCGCTCAAGAATCAAATTCAGTCCACGCTCGGTGAAACCATCAACAAGATGGAGACCACATTCGTACCGCTCGCCTCGGGCATGGCCGAGAAGCTCAGCAAAGCGTCCGAGGCCATCAGCAAAGGCGAAGCACCGGACGCGCCTACGATGTTGGCCGCGGCAACTGCGGCAGCAGCAGCTGTCCCAGCGATAAGCCTGATGGGCATGGCGCAGGGCATACGCGCGTCGATGAGTGAAGACCCGGCGGTGTCATCGTTAGGTTCGGCTGGCACTTCGCTGAATGCAGCCGGTAGCGCGCTGACTTTTGCCGCGGGTGCGTTGGCGGCGGCAGCAGGCGTGAAACTGCCTACTGATATGACGCCAGGTGGACCTGATAGTAAGAGGCCGGGTACGAGGCCTGGCGCGCCTAAACCAACGATGCCAGAAGCGCCGAAGGTGCCACCTGGCGGACCAACTGGCGGACCCGCATCACGAATTGGAACTGCCCTGAGGTGGTTGTTGCGTCCGGCGGCGCTCGCCGTAGGTGCTGTGACCGGTGTCACGGCGGCGACAATCTTAGCGCTGTCGACGCGACCGGTGGGTGGCAAGAGCAACCAACCTGAGTTGGAGCGGCTCAATGATTCTTTGGAGGATTACAATAAAATTGCTCGACGGTACACGGAAGCGGAGGCCGAGAAGAAGAAGCTTACTGAAGGTGTGACAAGTGGAGAAATTAAACCGGATCAATACGAGGCAACGCGGGCCAAAATCAATGCCCTCAATGCTGAGCTACTTGGTCTGGAACAGCGAGCGGCAGCGGCTCGCAAGATCATCGAGGGAGAAGGCAAAACCTTGATGGAGCGGGCTGCTGAACAGGCGAAGAAAGACGCAGCGGAAGCTGAAGCCGATAAGAAAAAGAAGGCCACCGCCGAAAAGGCTCGGATGACAGAGCTAGAGAGACAAGCCGCTGAGCGGCGCGCAGCAGCAAAAAAGCGGGGCGAAGAGCAACCTGACCCCAACAAGGTGTATCCAGAGCCGAAGCCGAGCACGCCATACGTTCCCAAACCGCCGCTACCGCCCGGTGAGGTGGTGCCGGTGAAAGTTGTCGACCAAGAGGGAGGACCAAGAGCAGATGGTAAAGTTCTTGGTCCACCGCCGGGAGGCGTAACGCCGGCGCAAGCCGCAACATCTCAGATCGACCTCGCTGGTCAGCTCACATCGGCTGCGCCCGCCATCGGCGCGGCAATGGCCGAGCCCATACTCGCGGCGTCTTTGAGCATCGGAGAAGCGATCGCTGCGCCGATACAGACGGCGATGGAAACTATTGGGACAGAGCTTGGGACACAGCTTGGGGCCTCAATCACCGAGCCGATCGCAACGGCCGGTGCGTCATTTGCTGCAGCGTTCGGAGCGGTGGGTGCTCAGGTCACCGCCGCTGGTGCCGCGCTTGCCGCCGGCGGCACACAAGCCGCCGCGGCGATTTCTGCTGGAGCGTCGGCTGCAGGCAGCGCCTATGGCGCAGCCGCAGCCGCAAAAATATCGGCCGCGGTCGCCAACGTCTCCATTAACGTGAATCATACCGGCAGCGCCGGTGGCGCCGGTGGCAGTCCCGGCCCGGCGAAAGAAGCCAACTAAATGTCGGAACACAACTGTGCCATCGGCAAAGACTATGTCCCGGCTTCGTTCAAAGGTGTCGGCTTCCAATGCACTGAGGTCGACGTCGAAGGCGGACGCCGCGGTGCCGAGGGTGAATTCCCGTTCGGCGAAATCACCGCGTATGCCGATCTCGGCCGCAAGATTCAAGTGTACCATCTCACGGCCGTGTTTCGTGCCGATGACCACGTCACCGACAGCCACTCGTTGTTTCAGGCCTGCCAGTCGCCTGGTCCCGGCATCCTTGTGCATCCGACCCGCGGCACTGTTCTCGCCGCCTGCCGCGCAATCAAGCTCAAGGACAATCTAGAAGAGGCTGGCGAGAGCACGGCGGAATTAGAGTTCGTCGAGGCCAACGGCATCGGCGTCAGCGGTCCGACCTCGGGCCCCGGCTTCGCCTCGCTCTTTGGTATTATCATCAGCCCGCTTAACGACCTGTCGCGGGAGATGTTCCTGGCGGAATACACGCCCAGGCTGGTGGCGCAGCCGTGGCGAGCTGATGTCATCAACCGCGCCCAGATCCTGGTCGCTGCCGTCGCTCAGGTGACGATTCACGCTCTGACTGTGCAATCATCAACCAATGAGTGGCGCGCTGCGCTAGCCATGGAGGATGTAGCCAAGGACGACGGGCTCGCCTCCGACCCAGAGAAAGTCGAGGAGGCGCTGTTCACCGGCTTCAAGTTCATCTCCAGTAAGATCCAGAACGCCGACAGCCGCTACAAGATCTTTCGCAGTCTGGTGAACTTCGCCTCGTTCACGTCATACCATCCCGTGCACGTTGCGCAGACCAGCGAAGAGGCGGTGCTCAGCCGCCATCGTCTTCTCGGTGCCATCGGTATGGCGGAAGCGGCGATGGGCCGGAAGTATCGGCACCTCGGCGAGGGCCTGGCGACGATGGAGGAAGTCCTCAAGGTGTTCGAGGACGAGGCCAGGATCGCCTACGACGAATGCAACAACGGGCTCTTCCTGGAGATCAGGCGCTACGCGGTCGAGTTCAGCAAGATGATGCACGACATGACCTACCGGCTGCCGGGTCGGGTCATTGTCGATTATAGCGGTGGGGTCCACCCGCTGGTCGCGTCGTACGTCCTCTACAAGGACGCCAAGCGTCATCGTGAGCTTGAGCAGACCAACATCGTCGACGCCAACGGGCGCTTCCAACAACTTGTGGTCGGGTTGACGCCAGGCGGTCCAGCCTCCGGCGGACAGGTCCGCATTTTCCCGATCCAACCTGCTTACATCCCGCGATGAAGCCAGTTGTGATTACGTGCGGCGGCGGTCCGATCGAAACCTGGACCGAGATGACGCTCAACCGCAAGAAAGAGAACCTTACCGGCCAGCTATCGGTCACCATTTTTGCCGGAGCCGCGCCGAGCAAGCCCATATTGGTGGCGGCAAAAGCCGGCGCTCCCATTCAAGTCTACATCGCAGGTCAGCTGGCATTCACCGGCTACGTTGATGCGCGCACCGGCACCGGCGCGCACACCGGCGACAAGGGAACTGCAGACAGTTCTGGCGGACAGGAGACCGAAGGCACGAGCGGCGAGGGTGGCGGCTCGATGAGCGTCAACATCGGCCCGAATGAATACACGGTCAAAATCGCGGCCCGCGGTAAGACCAGGCGATTGGTCGACAGCTCACATCAGCATCCGACCACCAACATGCTGAAGCCGACCACGAAGGACGTGGTCCAGAAGTTGGTGGAGCCGTTCAAGACCCAGGTCGAATGGCTTGGCCAGGTGATCAAGCTCGACAAGGTGCGTTTTCGCGACGGCGCCCGCGTGATTGACGAACTCAACCGGGTGCAGAACGAAAATTGCTACTTCATGTACGAGACCCGCGACGGGAAATTACGGGTCACGGATGGTGTCGGTCCTGGAGGCGGTGGCGATGCGCTCATCCTTGGCTACAACATTTTACGTTTTTCTGCTGAGCAGTCAGACGATAAAGCCAAGAGCAAGGTCAAAGCCAAGGGCCAACGCACCGAGAAGAAAAAGTGGGGCGAGGAAGCCCTGCTTAAAACCTACAAAGAGGTAAAGGACGCCTGGGTCAAAGACTTCGTGCCGCACACCGTGCAGCATAACGGTGACGCCACCGACATGGAGCTGGAGCGCCGCGCGCGGTTCGAAATGAACAAGCGCAGCTCCGAAAGCAAGAAGATCACAATCGAGGTGTTTCATGTGCAGTCGCCGTCTGGCGCGCCGTGGGACATCGGGAATGTTCACTATGTTGAGGTGCCACCCGAGGGCATCTTCGACATGTTCGAGTGCATCGATCTGACCTACCACGTCGATGCCCACAAGGAACTTAAGACCACGCTGATCCTCTCACCACCACCATCCAGTGGAGGCGGCGGCAGCAGTCCTGGTGGCAGCGGTGTCGGCTACGGGTTGGACAAGATCGATTTCAATACCGGCCGCGCGCGTCGCCTGCAGGCCGGGATCGAGTTGAAGCCTGATGAATACCCGCAGCCGTGGTGTCCGCCGATGCTCAGCGAGTTGCCGCAGATGACGCTCGAGGACGCAATCGCCAAAGGCATCACCGAGGATTACGAAAAGGATGACAAGAACGAGCGCGATGCCCCGCTGACGCTGCCACCTTGGTTTGAGGATCAATGAAATGACGTCGTACACGCATTATCGCGAGTCCAAGCGCGACCAGCAGGATCACATCGAGCGCCACGTCTGGGGAGAGCAGAAATATGTGAAGGGTGCCGGCTCGATTATCAAGGTGCGCGGCACCGATACCAAGGACGAGGAGACCGCGGTCACTGTGGTCGGCTCCGGCACCTCGTTCAATCTTAAAAAGGATCACAACGCCGAGGTGTTCGAACTCTCCGGCGGAGCCGACACCACACTCAAATTGGCGATCCTGACCATCCCGCGCGACAAGCAGCGCAGATGGAAGGAGGAGCACGGTGGTGTGCAGAACCCGCTCGATGACGAGTGGGCGCTCGATTTCGGCAAGGAGAAAGCGCACATCACCAAAAAGGAATTCGCGGTTGGCAAGGACGGTGAGTTCGAGATCACCAAAGACAAGAACGTGTATTTCCGCCTCGATGGCGACAAGAAGTTCATCATCGACGGTGAGTTGATCGTCAACAAGCTGATCAAGACGCCGCAGATCGTGCAGGGCAAGGAGAAGCCCCCGGGCTTCCAGGGCAACGAGCAAGCCGAGGCCAGCGATGACGACAGCAGCGGTGGCGGCGGTGGTGGCGGCGGTGCGGGCGTGGCTTCGGCTTCGTTCCAAGCGGAAGCGCCGCGCGATGTGATGGGCGACGTCGTCGAAGCTATCCGCGCGCTGAAGAACGCGCTGTCCTGGTTGCCAGAAAACCTACCGGCCGAGGTGCGCGCGGAGTTCACCAGTCTGCAGACAGCGATAGGCGAGGCCACCCATGGATGATGCCGCCTGCCTAGATAAAGACGTAGGTCGTCGTCGCATTTTCTGGACCACCAGGCCGGAAGCCTGTGGCGCCTACGATATGTGCGGCCATGCGTGCTCGATCCCCGGCCTTGAGTACGTCGATAGGCTAGACCTTCCATACCCGGACTCGAGTCCGCCAGGCACTGCGGATATTGGCTATCGCACGATATCGAACGACGAGTGGGTGCGCGGGCTGATCCTTAACATCATCAACACTCGTGCGCGCAACGACCGGCCTTGCCCGAGCCCGGCCTCGGTGTACGGTCATTGGTCAGAATCCTTCTTTCGTGAAGGTGAGTGGCTCTACATCGGCTCGACGCTGTGGAACGCCGCGGAAAAGCTATACGCCCGTTGTCAAGACGCGGTGAAGGCGATCGAGGCGGCCATCCGCGCTGACATGGGCAAGCTGATTGCCCAAGGCATTGTCCAATCGGTCGCGGTGCACGCGGTCTATCACCGACAAAGTCACGTCGATGTCATGATCGACACCGTGACGTCGACCGGTCGAACCCGCATCGATCTATCTGGTGCGTTCGTTTCCGAGTCCTGGATATGGCGCTAAACCAATGGCATGCGTCATTCTCCGACCCGAACCGCAGGTGCTGTTCGATCGCCTGCGAAATTCGTTTTCCAACACCGTTCTCGGTGGTGGAAAAGTCATCCCTGAATCCAATGAATGGTACGTCATTGCCAATGACTACGCCGCGGCCGAACAGTTTTACGCGGTGGCCGATCAGATGTGGCGGGAGCGCAATCCCGAGACGGCGTGTTGCGAAAATCTTTACATCATGGCGGCTCAAAATGGTGTGTTTCCACGGCCACCGTCACACGCCGAGGGCTACGCCAAGCTGACCGGCGTGCCCCATACTCCAGTGCCGGCCTACTTCGAGATCAGCACAACGCTCGGCATATTTGTTTCCGTCGGCTCGATCCCAATTGAGTTGTCGCAAGAAGGTGAGGTCATTGTTCGCATTCGGGCGATGACACCGGGTTCGCAGATGAATGCGACCGGCACCGTCACCGAAGGTACGCTGACCACCTCGGCGCCGAACATCAACGCGGCTGTGCAGATTTGCGGGGGCCAATTCTGCGGTGGAGCGGAAGAGGAAGACTGCGAGACGTTCCGCAAGCGCTACCTCAACCGGCTCGCCTACCACCCGCGCGCCACCATGGCGTGGATCAAAGAAAAATTTCTCGAGTTCCCGTGCGCGACCAGAGTGTGCATCCGCGAGGGTTCGTGCTGCCGCTGCAATCCGGACTGTGAGTGCAGCCAGGATTGCGGTTGTAAAAATTGCGGAAACAACATGAATTTTTACGTGTTGTTCGACACCGCGTTTCCTTGCGGCATTCCTCCGCCCAACGTGGTCGAGGACATCACGCGCTGGATGTTCGGCGAGCATCAAGGCTATGGCGAGGGCCAGGTCGAGATCGGCGTGTGTGGCCAGGTTTTCAATATCAAGCCGCTGCCGGTCAACGTCATCATCGACATCGCCGGCTGTCCGAGCGTGGCGCAGAAGCAGCTGATTGATAACGACGTCCGTGCGCTATTCCAGCGTATTTGCCCATCGATACCACTGTGCGCCAAGCAGATCGATTTGATCATCGCCGCTGTGATCGGCGCTGAGATCAATGCCGCAGCCCGGTTCGAGATACCAGGCTACGAGGAGAAGAGGCCGCCCTATCCGCGTGAGCTGGTCTACATCAATGAGGGTTGCTGTATCGAGCCGGAGTGCGACGTCCTGCCGTGCATCAACGAGGTGATCTTTAACCTGCCGCAGACCGGGCTGCCCTGCTGATGACCGACACCTATGAGTACATGGAGCGGCTCGGTATCGAGAATGTGCTGACCGCCGATGGTTGCCAGGACGTCAAGCATAACGATTGGTACTACTGCTGCGCACCGCCGCTGTGCGGAAATGACCTCTGCTGCACATTCGTCGATTTCTTCCAGCTGCTGCCATCCGGGCCGCTATGGGATCACTGGAAGCGCAAGGCGATCGAGTACTTCCAGGTCAGCGACGATGTTTCGAAGTGTCCGCTGGTCAAGGACCCGGCCTGCCCGTCGCTGATCCTGCATTCGATTTATACCGTGCTGAAGCTGCGGTCCTACGTCCACGGTCCGCTGTGGGAGGCATTGCGCGAGTCCAATCCCTATACCGCCATCACAACCATCGACTATCACCTGGAGCGGCTCAAGTGGGAAGACTGCTATCTGCAGCATTGCCGCGCCGTTCTGCTCGGCGACATCACGCCGTACGAAATATGGACCGAGTGCGGGCCGGTGTTCTGTCCGCCAGGGTTTTCCGATGAGCTTCTCTGTGCGGTCAAGCGCAACATCGCGATCGCGCTGACCAGGGCGCAGATGGGCGTGATCAAGAACCTGTGCGGGCTGAACTGGGTGATCGAACCGCTCGGGGCCAAGCTCACTGCGAGGTACACACCCGCGCCGAACCACGATCTGCCGCTCAATCCGCTTGAGCCTTGCGATTCTCCGTGCGACCGCAGCGAACTCGCATTCGAGATTTGCTACACGCAGGATTGGATCTACGGCTGCGATGATGGCGACGTCTGCACAACGCAAGAACTGCCACCAAAGATCCAGGCTTACTGGGATCGGGCCTGCGATACCGCTGCTGGACTCCCGGCGCGGATTTGGCCTGGGGTTCTCGCAGCGGAATGTATCGTGCGCTCGATGCTGCCGTCGAACTGCCCTAACAACATTTTCAGGTGTTGCTGATGTCCAGCATTCTCCCAAGTCTCGAGACGGGTGGGGCGGTCATCTATCGCGATGCCGACGGCGTGGCGCTCAATCCAGTCGACGTCACCAACGCCTATTCACCGCCGCCTACTTTCATCTCGAGTTGTCCGCTCACGGCGCTGCCGACGACCTGCGAAGCGCGGATCGAGCCGGGGCAGATCAATGCCATCGTCTCGGAGCTGATCGCGCTTGCCGAGTGCTTCGATCCGGACGGACCGTGGGACTGCGCCTCAGTACAGAACCTGTGCACCGCGTTCACCGTGTGGAAGGTGGAGGGTGTCACAGTCAGTGTGCAAGGGCCGGAATTGGCTGGTGACGGCAGCGCCGGGGATCCGATCCGAATCGTCGAGATCGACGGCGGGGAATACGTCTGATGGCCCAGAAAATCCGCATCAATCGTACGGCGACTCCGAACAAGCCTCCGTCTGGTTTGGACCCGGGCGAGCTTTCGGTCGAAATGCGCAATCCAACCCGGCTGTGGGTTGGCGTGCCGACCGATATCGATCCTTCCGGCAAGAAGTTGCTGGTCGACGTCGGCGCTATCCAGGCCGCAACGGCGGCGGTGACACAATCTCCGCCGACAACCCCAAATCAAGGAGCACTTTGGTATGAAAGCGACACCGGAATTCTCTGGATCTTTTACAATGACGGAAATACTCAGCAGTGGATTCAGGTTAACGGCATCAGCGTTTCCGGCAGCGGAACGCCGCTCGGAAACGTCGTCGGTCCGCTGACCGCTACCGCCGGCCACATCGCCACCTTTGCGGACGTATCCGGCAAGATCATTATGGACGGTGGTCCGGCGCCGACCGGCGATGTGCAGGGACCGGCGTTGTCAGTCGACGGCCACATCCCGGTATTCAGCGGCACCACTGGCAAGCAAATCAGGGACAGCGGCGTGGTGCCGATCCTGTTTGCGGCCGGCACCAAAATGATATTTGCCAACGCCGCAGCGCCGACAGGCTGGACCAAACTCACCACCGTCAACGACAAAGCGCTGCGTGTTGTTAGCGGTACATCCGGCGGTGCGTTGGGTGGTTCTGTTGCGTTCACGACATTGTTCGGCAGAACAGCAACTGATGTCGCCACGCTGGTGCCCGGAACTGTTCCGATGTCAACTTCGAATGTGAGTGGTGTCAACAAAGCCGGCTCATCTGGACCGCCGTTGTCGTCTGTATCTAGTGTCTCATTCTGGGGCGGTGGCACCGACTACGAATTTGGTTTCAGCGCGCCAGTGTACAGCGACGGTGGCGGCGGCCCGCACTCGCACTCGGTGGATATGCGCGTCGCTTACGTCGATGTCATCATCGCAACAAAGGACTGAGCCAATGGCGCACTACACCGTCATGAACGTCAGCAATATGGTTGGCGTCAATTCCGAGTTTCGACCGGTCGATTGCTCCAGCCTGCCATCCTACTTTCACGCGCTGCAATGGTACGGCGACGTCACGCCGCCCTACGGTGAGATCGAGTACGCCACCGACGCGCAGGGCAAGAAGATGCCCAACACGCGCTTTAGCGACTTCGCGCCGTATCAGTATCTGATCGACGCTTGGAACGCTTACGTCCCACCAGAAGCGCAGATGACTCCGAAGCCCCCAGCATGAGCAAAGCTCCGATCGCCGACAAGGGCACGGTCTGCCCGCTGCACAAGCAGGATGTCTCCAAGGTCTGCCACAAGTGCCCTTGGTACATTCTCGTGCGCGGCAAGCACCCGCAGTCGGAGGAGCAGATCGATCAATGGGGCTGTGCGGTGCAGTTCCTGCCGATGCTGCTGATCGAGGGCGCGCAGCAGTCGCGTCAAACCGGGGCTGCGGTCGAGAGCTTCCGCAACGTCTTCGCCGAGGCTGGAAACAACATGCTGTCGCTGATGAACGGCGGCGGTGGCGGCTCGCCGCGACAGATCAAGTGAGGCGATAATGGTCGCGA